CTTGTCATACCTCTGTAAATCTCTAATGGATGCAGTATTGTAGGTGTCAAATCGTCTGTTAGCATGGTGATCTCGTTGCTACGTATAATACATATTGCTTTGGACCCTGCAATTAATCCATCTAATTCCATTTTACTTTGTCTGCCATCGGCCTGTGTTGCACTGCCACCATTTTTAATACTAGCAAGTATCCACAAGTAATCATCTATTGTAACTTGGCTTTCTGCTACTACAAAAACAACGTGAGGACCAATACCGTGTTCTTTTAGTCTTTCAATTTTAGCGTCTAGATTAGTATGTAGTTCGCCCCACGTAATTTGTTCTGTTGATGAACTTAGAAATATTTGGTCATCGCTTAATGGTTTTTGTTTTTGTTTTAACATATGTTTAATACCTTTACACTTATTTATTTAAGAAAAAACCCAGCACGTTGGCTGGGTTAATTTTTGGTGGAGGATAAGAGAGTTGAACTCTTAATTCCTGGATGCAAACCAGACGTGATCCCATTTCACCAATCCCCCGAACTGTTTATAATTTTTGTTAATGTCTTGTCTATTTGTATTTCCTAGTAAAGCATTTAAGCCCGGCAGTCCTGTCGCCTTCATGTTTATGTTTTTATATTATGTGTAGTTGGTGGTGCCGGTAGAATGATTCGAACACTCGACCTGATGCTTACAAGGCAACTGCTCTTCCAACTGAGCTATACCGGCTTTTTTGTTACTTTTTATTTATCGGTTGTATCTCAGTGAGTATTTTGCTGTAATTGTAAACGTATCATTGAGTGTAGGACACTTGTTAAGTATAAATGTATGCAACGAGTTATTCATTGCAGGCACTTTTACTGTCACTCTGCATTTAGGTGGGTTTTCTTGCCATGTTACTTTATTAATAATTTCACATTGTTCTACTTGTTTGTATCCAACAATAGTTTGCTGTCCGCCTTTTTTATTGGCATAGTCTGCCCCTAGTATTGCACCTAGTATAGTTGCGGCATCTTTACCCTTACCACCACCTACTTGGTTACCTAGTATACCACCAATAATTGCGCCGCCTAATACTTCGCCAGTTTGTGCACCGCCAGTTTTACCATAAATTGGAACATTTACAACAGAACAAGATCTGGTTGGAGTTAACACTTGAGTAGACCCTGTATTCTGTAATTCTGCTTTTATTACAAAGCCAGTAACATTGTCAACATTAGTTGTTATCATCATCGCATCAGCAAATACTGATTGAGCGAATAATATAGTTGTTAGTATAATTCCGTATGCAAATTTATTCATAGTTGATCTCCTAATCATTGTAGTTCTGGAAACATTTGTTTCACATAGTTTTTAACAATAACTTTTGTATCGTTATCGATTCCATTAACTCGTTCTCTTGGGTTTTCTGTTCCAAACGTTTTAATTTCTTCTTTAGCAAGATGCAAAAGTTGTCGTTTATTCATTTGTTGTAGACTTCTTAAATCTATAGATTCGCCAATTAAGGCGCTTAAGATATAATCACCTACATCGTCATTACTAAGCGGAACCTCAATTTTAGCATTGATTCGCTTAATTCCATCGTTATATTTTTGTGCTCTCATTTTAGTATCATTTCTTTATTTAATACAATTATATATAATATAACAGTAAGATAGTCTTTTGTCAACCGAAATGTCTTGTTTTTTTAGATTTTTTTGAATATTACCAAGAACTTAGCGAAGCTCTGGCCCAAATACTAGTAATTCCGTCATAATCTGCACTAGCTATATAGATATGTGTGCTATCTGATGCTAAATCACCCTTTTTATCGCCTGGACTACCTATACTAGTAGCAGGAACACCTTTTCTGACCATTGGATTAGGGTTAGTTAAATTTGTTGTTGTAGCCGGTGAACTATTACTTACTATTCCACCTTCTTCTAATCCAGTTATACCAGGTGCTGTAGATAATGTTACTGGAGATCCTTCACTTTTAGCTACTGTGTAATCTGGTGATGTTGTATATCCTGTAATTACGCCACAATAGTCATAAACCGGTGTTCTAACTACAGATGCAGCTACAGCCGAATCGTTTTGCTTTAATTTGTCTAACATTTGTTTATCTAACAAATAGTCAAATATACTGTTTCCTAGATCATCAACTGGATATCCGCTTAAACTATCATATGCGGCTTTCAGTGCCGCTGCAAGTCCTTGTGCTTTTGCTAGTGTTAATGTGCTTGAATCAATTGCAGTTCCAACGCCGGTATATGTTTCTTGTGTGCTTGTATCTGCAAATGCACTACCGCCATTAGAGTTTGTTCCACTAAAGTTATTTTCTAATGTAACTAAATTCTTCATATCAGATGCAAATGCATTAAGTTCATTTGCTAAACTGTTAATAGTTGCCTGTGGAGCATTTGCAAGACTACCAAATTCGTCAATTACATCTCCCAACGATTTAAGAATTCCACCTTGGAAAATACCTGCATTAAATCCACTACCTGATGTGCAACCACCTACGTCACTGTCTAACATGGTTCCTAGTTTGTCAAGAATGTCTTTACCTGCTCCCAAGTATGAACCAAATATCTGCTTCAATACATTTGGAATAGGTTTTGGATTAACTGGTGTTCCACAGAAATTAATCATATTAGCAATTGCGGCAAACTCGGCGATTGCTGCATTAAGTCTTGCCAATACATTATCAATATTTGTATGTGCTATAAATTCGTCTAAGGCCGCTTCGGCTTCTGCAAGTGCTTTATATAATTCTGGTGGAACTCCTGATATACCTAACAATCTGCCTAAGTTAATTTTTAAACATAACTGTAAGTTAGGAAGTTTAATTCCATTACCTGCAAGTAAACTACAGATAATTTCTCGTAAACTCATACTAGTTGTAGTTGTTTCTACTTCACCTGTGCCGGCATCAACAGTAACACTTGTTACTAAATCAACATCAGTGTTCTTTAAATAATTGGCCGCTGTTTCAAAATCTGCCACGTTATGCTCCAACCTTTACGTCACCACTGGCAGTAGTTGCCTTTGGATTGCAATGATCACCACCGGGTATTGGACAAAGATTATCTGCTGATGCACTATTACCTTGTATCACTACTAATTTATGATTAACCTTTACATTATTACATGCTGCTTTTAAATTGCCATCGCCGTGGGTGTTTGGATCACCATGAACACTACATAGTTTATTATTAACCCATACCGTGCTTTGTCCTGTAACATTAGTTGAGGCTCCGCATGCACGACTGTCTGTATTTCGGTGAACTCCTGCCATATTATGCTTTTGCTAAATGTATACCTGTTGTTTGTTGAATATATGTATCGCCGGCGTCCTTCGCTGACTTAACTACACATATAATACTATTTATATTCAAACGCACTTTAGCATCTGGGCTAACTGTGAACATAAATGGTGATAGGCCTACGCCTTTTTCTGCTGCTACTAAAATAAGTGGCTTGTTTAGTGAAATGTGTGTTGCTGTTTCTTCTTCGAGTTTCGCAATCATTTCTTCACCACTGCTTAGTTTGATACTTACTATGTCCCCTACTTTATAAGGTGCTTCAATAATCATAATGTAAATCCTGTTCCGTTAAAATTGGTTGTTTCAATGTATGTTGTCAATTGATCATACCCGCCAATGTTTGTTCCGTTAATAAACACTTGTGGGAAGGTTCTGGCTCTTGGAGCAACTTCCATTAAATCTTCTCTTGTAAAATCTTCATCAAGCATTTTTGCTTCAAACTCAATGTCCATTCTTTTTAGTAATGCCTTAGTCTTATCGCAATAAGGACAATGTGGCTTACTGTATACTACTACTTTTGTCATAAACTAAATCCTTTAAATGTATCTTCTGATACGTCCTGTTTAACACCACCAACCACATAACTACTGATTTCAGTTTCTTGTGGAGCAACTTGCACTTCAGAGCCGCTAATCCATTTTTGTGTCCATGGTAGTGGGTTTGCTTGTGATATACTATATGGACATTTTAATCCAACTGCGGCCATACGCTTTGATGCGATCCATTCAATATAATCACTTAATAGCTGTGTATTCAATCCAATCATTGATCCATCTTTAAACAAATAATCTGCCCATGCTTTTTCTTGTTCTACTGCATCTACAAACATCTGAATACATTCTTCTTCTGTTTCTTTAGCAATCTTAATATAGTCTGGGTCATCTTTTGGTAGAACCTTTAATAAAGATTGCGTAAATGCTAAGTGCAAGTTTTCATCACGTGCAATTAGTTTAATAATCTTAGCATTACCTTCCATCTTTTTAAGTTCTGCGAATGCCCATGAACATGCAAATGAAACATAGAAACGAACACCTTCTAGGATGTTCACACTCATTAGTGTTTTGTATAGTAACTTTTTAATTTCATACTTGTCAATTGTAATTTTTTTACCGTTAACTGTATGTTTGCCTTCGCCTAATAAGTTGTAATAAGAGGTAAGTTCAATAAGTTGATCATAACATTCTGAGATATCGGCTGCACAATCCATTATTTCTGGAATATCCATCATTTCATCAAAAACAATACTTGGGTTAGCATATACATTACGAATAATATGTGTATAACTACGTGAGTGAATTGTTTCACTAAATGTCCAAGTTTGAATCCATGCTTCTAGTTCTGGTAAACACACTAATGGACCAAATGCTTCTACTGGTGCTCTGCCTTGAACACTGTCTAACAATATTTGTCTTTTGAGGTTGCTTGTAAAAATATGTTGCTCGTGTTCTGTAAGAAGTTTAAAATCATTTGCATCTCGTAGAACATCTACCTCTTCTGGACGCCAAAAGAATCCCAACTGCTTATCAGTTAGTTTATCAAACTGCTTATACTTCATAGTGTCATATCGCTGGATTGCAACTGCACCTGCTGGGTCCATAAAAGCTAATGCTTTAGTGTGATCTGTTTTATTTGCTGAATTAAATACTGACGTCATTTTATATTACTCTCTATTATATCTTGCAACTATCACAGTCCTCGTCATCAAGGTCTGATGTTCCTTCGTATTCTGGCAAAGCATTTACTCCATTAAGTTCATCTATATTGAGCTCGCCTTGACCGTCATGTGTATTAAAATAATACAATTGTTTTCCACCGTATTTGTAAAACATCATTAGATGTTGTAGCATAACACTCATTGGTATCTTGTCATCTTCGTAAAACTGTGGATTATAACTTGTATTAACACTAATACCTTGATCGATATACTTTTGTAATACTGCCATAATTTTTAAATAACCTTCTGGAGATTTTTGATTCCATAGTAAGTCATATTTATTCTTTAACCTAGCAAAACCAGGAACCACTTGCTTTAACACACCATGCTTACTTTGTTTAACACTTACTAAACTACGTGGTGGTTCAATACCGTTTGTGCTGTTACTAATTTGTGCTGATGTTTCTGCAGGCATAAGTGCCATTAATGTTGAATTGCGGATACCTGTTTCTTTTAACTGTTTACGCAATCCTTTCCAATTTTGACGTTCTTTGTGTGGGACTAATTCATCTACATCTTGCTTATAAGTTTGATTAGGTGTAATACCTTTACCATACTTAGTTTCATTATTTTTAGGAATTGCACCTTTTTCTTCGGCTAAATCTGCACTTGCTTTAATTAAATAATAACTCCATGCTTCTGCCCATTCGTCAACTAATGCTAAACCACCTTTATTGATGTCTTGATAGTTTAAGTCATTCTTGGCTAGCCAATAAGCAAAGTTAATAATACCAATACCCAATGGGCGTCTATTTTTTGTGCTACGTTCTGCTGCATCAACTGGATAGTCTTGATATGTTAATAATTCATCTAATGCTCTTACTGATAATCTGCAGACACGTTCAAAATCTTTTGGTGCTCTAATATTGCCCCAATTGATTGCCGCTAATGTGCATAAACTAATTTCACCTTCTTCGTCAAACACATGTTTCAATGGTTTAGTAGGTAGGTTAATTTCACAGCATAAATTACTTTGTTTAATTGGTGCTGCCTGTTCATCAAATGCGCCATGTGTATTTGCATGGTCTACATTCATTAGATATACACGACCTGTATTTTTACGTTCTTCAATAAACTGGCTAAACAACTCAATTGCTGTAACTGTTTTTTTACGCAATCGTGTATTACGTTCAGCAGTTTCGTATAGTTCTTTAAATTTGTCTTGGTCACCAAAAAAAGCTTCATAAAGTCCTGGAACATCACTTGGTGAGAAAAGAGTAATATTTCCACCCGTTAGCAAACGCTCATACATAAGTTTATTAAATTGCACTCCATAGTCCATGTGTCTTACACGATTATCTTCTGTGCCTTTATTGTTTTTTAGCACTAGTAAATCTTCAACTTCTAAATGCCAAATTGGATAATACAATGTTGCTGCTCCACCACGCACACCACCCTGGCTACATGATTTAACTGCACTTTGAAACATTTTATAAAATGGAATAACACCTGTGTGACTTGCATCACCATTACGAATAGGTGAGTTAATAGCACGAATACTACCTGCACCAATACCAATACCAGCCTTTTGACTTACGTATTTTACTATAGAACTAGAAGTAGCATTAATGCTATCAAGACTGTCGTCGGTTTCAATAAGAACGCAACTACTGAATTGACGTTGTGGCGTGCGGAGTCCGGCCATAATAGGAGTAGGTAAACTAATATCGAAATTACTAATAGCGTCATAAAAATCCTTTACATATTTTATTCTTGTTTTTTGAGGGTAGTTAGCAAACAATGTTGCTGAAATCATCATGTATGCAATCTGTGGTGTTTCGTATATTTCACCTGTTACTCTATTTTGAACTAAATATTTTCCACGAAACTGTTCCATTCCAGCAAATGCAATATTCTCATCTCTGTCATGTTTGATATAATGATCAAGTTGAAAAATTTCTTCAGGGTTATAAACGGCGAAAAAATTCTCATCGTAATAACCTAGCTCTACATTGCGTTTAGCAATTTCATTAAGACTACATGGTTGAAACTTACCATATACTTCTTTACGTAGGTGATAATTAATTAAACGTCCTGCTACCCATTGGTAGTTAGGTGTTTCTTCGCTGATAAGATCTGCGGCTGCCTTGATTAATGTTTCTTGAACTTTTGCTGTTTCTATTCCATTATAAAATGAAATATGACTTTTAATTTCTACTTCACTTGGACTAACACCTGTAATCCCTTCACAAGCATAAAAAACTACCTTGTGCATTTTTTCTAGATCTAACTGTTCGCTTGTTTGATCTCTTTTAATAACCGTAATATTATTTGTCATTTCTCATCCGTTTCTTTAGTTAGCTAATAAGTTATTTACAATAACAATCAAAGCATAAAGTATTACGTTAACTTGCTAACCTTAATTTTTTCTAGAATAGTTGTGTCGTTATCTAGATCATTCATATCATTTACTATACCATAATTATAGTTTAAAATATGCTTTTTGTCGACCGAAACTATTAAATTTATATAACTTTTTTTTGTATTCTGCACAAGTAAAATTTCACACTGTGCATAACTTTCTAACTGCAAAGTATATGCCATACCCAATGCTACATTGTTCTCATCATAGACGCCTTCCCAAATAAAATCCCAAGGTTGGGCCCATGTTTTGGCATCGTAAATGTCTGTATGCATACTAGACATCGGTGCCATTTTCCAAAAGTCTACAACTGCTTGTAGTCTTTCTAGATATTCCATACTTGCTAAAGTTTTTCGGAATTGCCTCCACAAACTAAGACGTTGCTTTGGCGAACACTGCCAAAATTCGTTCATATTGTTATATTACGCTGTAACGAACTTTGATGCAGTTTGTGTATAATTAAATTGTAATTCAGTAGTTAATGCTGTCTTAAATTTTAGTGTAAAGGTTCCTGATCCGTCATTTGTTACAGAAAATTCTACATCAGTTAATTGAGAATCTCCGATAAATTTGTCTTCTATGTTTGAAGAAGAATTTCCATTAACTAGAATACTTAATGTTCCTTTACGCATATGTGTTGCATTAAACAATGCATAATCAATGCTAATATCATTTACAACGGCACTAGAAAAATTAATACCTGTTGTTTCAACTTGGCCGCCAGTGTTAGTAAATTTAATAGTATTTCTTTTAACTCTGTCGTCAGTTGGTGAGCTTGTTATTTCTTTATTGTAATGTAATACAAATGTGTCGCCACCTGCAACCGCTCCACCTAGTCCATGAGCAAATGTGTAAATTGGCGGGTTGTTACCTTCTCCATCAGGATCGCTTACTGTTACGTCATTTGCTGGAACTGTAGTTGTTGAGTTGTCTGAGGCTTTGGTTACAACAATTGAATAGTCTGCTAGATTACTTAAATATAACGGAGTGGAAACTCCACCAATCGGAACTGCAAATGATACACTTGCATTAGTAGTAGTTGAGCTTTCTACAACACCAGTAACAGGTGTTTGTCCTAGAAAAAGTCTTTGCTCATCTTCTGCAAGGTAAAATTCGCCTGCTGCCAAAGAGCTTGGAATGTCCCCTATGTTCTGTTTTCTAATAATAATCTGCGATATTTTTGTTGTTGCCATTATCTTATCCTCGTTTTCTATATACTGTATTTATGATGACATGCCATAAAACTTCTCTAATCTTTTAGCCCACTGTGTTGACCAATAAGGAAATTCTGTTTCATCTGATTCAAACAATTGCCATTGGCAATCACCACTACACATAAAGATAGCAATGTTTTGAATCTTTGTTTCAAACATTTCATTGTGTGCTAATGCGTATGCGGCTCCTTGTAAAAAGTAGTCGTCAATCCATTCACGCTTTTTGGGTTTGTTAGTTTGCTTAAAATCCATAATAGTTGGTTTGCCTTTATACATACCAACTAAATCTGTTGTTCCTGCATATAAATTTGCCGCACATAACATAACTTCTGTGCCCCATATTGCATCAATATCTTTATCGATATTATCTACAACAACCTGTGCCATTGCTTTAGCCTGTCTATGAATAATATTGTTACCTGGATTGTAAGTTTCATATTCGCCTAATGCCCAGTGTTCCAGGATATTATGCATTACTGTGCCTCTATTGGCAGCAGTTGTTGTTATACGTTGTGCTTCTTCTGTTCCAACACGTTTACGCCAGTTAGCTAATGCTTGTCGTTTTTCTGCTGGTTGTGTAGCACTTAAAATTGTTGTGACACTTGGAACTGGATCGCCGTATGGATTCTCATACATGCGTTTGCCGTCAGCTTGTGTTTGACGGGTAAGTTCTTTGTAGTCATAGAGTTTGATTAATTCAGCCATGCTTATATGTTACACTAAAAACGTTAAGTTGTCAATCTTTTCTTAGTAGCCAACTACCAGGAATTTCACTCCAATGTAAAACTTCTTCAAAGTTATAACCAGAAGGATGACAGTTATTGATTATCCAATTCCATTGTTCTATATTAATTTCTAAACAAGTTGATTGTATTTTATGTTGCATGTATTCAGTAGCTTTTTGCTTATTTGCAAATGAATAGTTAATAACCATCATACTCAGGAAGTGAAATAATTCTGCTACAATGTAAAATGCTGTATGCTTGTTACCTTGTAATGCATCATCCCAATCAATTAACACAGGCTTGTCTTTGTATAGCATAATGTTAAGATTAGTCATATCAACATTACATAATGGAAATACTTTTAAATTTGTATCTATCCAAATATCTATTAATGAGTAAACGTCTGCTTCTACATCATAGTTATAGTTTGCGTTTTCTAATTTGTGCATATCCATGTAAATATATTGGTCATTACAATAAACGTTTTTGAAATACTTAAAACCTAATGATTTGTTAATTATATCAGCATTTTTGCTTATTTCTTCTGTTGTAAATTTAGCAGAAGTTCCATTTGGAATAATTTTGTGGATATGGGTATCACAATCATATACCCACCTTGGCAATATGAAGCTGTTACTAGTAGAATGATTGGATTTACTTTGATGTATGATTAACTTCATTAGGATAACGCATCAATAACTTTTTTGTTAGCTAAAATATAGTTATTAAGTAATTCTGAATTTCCTTTAGAAGTCAAATGATTATCAGATGCTGATACTTGTATTCCAATGCTGGCCAGATAATTATCAAAATGAACATCATCATGTTCGTTTGTTTGGTAGTTATATTTTTCTCTAAAATATTCCATCACACTAAAATCCCATGTATTAGAAGTATGGTGAATAACATTGCGTTGGCCACCATCTTCGTTAATTTCTTGGGTTTGATGGGATCTATAATCCCAATCAATTAGAAATAAGTTATCAAAATTATATAAGTTATGTGCATTTCTATACCATTCTATTTCGTATAATCTTCGTAATTCACTACCTGATAAATTTATCTTCCAAAAATGCTCCAGTTTATTTAAATTTATTACTGATTGTTGTGGATTCTGAGAGTTATACACACGACCTGGCAAAGGAGAGCCGTCTTCATACTTTGGGGAATCATTAACGGTTCCCCAAAAAAATTCATAAGATGGACGGACTTCTTGCCAGTTTGGTTCTTGGTATCGAATTGCATATTCCCAAACTGGTTCTTCGTGTGCTATCTGAGCCATAAATGCCCAACGACCTTGATATGTTCTATTCATGAATACAATATCAGCACCCCACTTTTTGGCATCCAGTAAGGCCCATTGAAATTGTTCTATTCCTTGTCCGCCTTTAGAATAATTTCTATATTCATGATGTGGGTATGTTTTATATAACTGATAAGTCCAGTTAGATTTACATTGTGTTGGTTGATCGTGGCCAGCAAAATGACTACACCCGATGATTGCTATCTTCTTGGATGTAGTCATTTGTAATTATTAAATTGTATAATGAGCTGGGTCGCCTCTATCTGAGAGATCTGGTGGTTCGTATACATGATTAACAGAATGTGGATGTTTTCTCATTTCTTTTTCTGCTTCCGGGCTCCATTCATGTGTTGGATATCCAACACCTACTAATAGTGCAGCATAATCAAAGTCATCTCTGCCTGACCATTCTTTGATCATTTCTGTAATTGGATGTGGATCAAAACATACACAATTTCCTGTGTGTAATCCTAGTCTGTTAGCTTCAAATGTTAACATTCCCATTGCAGAGCCTACTGCAAATTGAGTATTCATCTGTTCCTCTTCTTCTATATCAAATGCTGTTGGATCCCAATGTTCTTCGTCTGGATAATCCGGTGTTGGTGTATCTAATCCAGCAAATACAAATAACACAGGTGCTAATACTTGAGCATTACCTATAAATGTTGTTTGTGTCCCATCTTTGTTCTTTTTTGGCCAAGCCTTTAACGCTGCTTCTTCATCTGGGCGTGCTGTGTGCTTCCAAATTTTATCCATTTTATCTGGATCTGTAATTGTATAGATGTCAAAATACCTGCGGCCTTGTTTAAATGGGCCGCCCATTGCCACCTGTGCTAAATGGTCAATTAGTGCTGATTCTACTGGAGTATCTGCATAATTTCTTGCACATATTTTTGATCTGTTTACTGCATCAATTGATGCCTGTAAGTCTTCCATTTTATTTCCCCTTATATTTAAGCAACCACGCAGGTCGTAATAATATCTACGGTGATAATATTTTTTTTATATATCTTCTCTAGTGTGTTCACTGCGAGAAGAACCACTTTTGTCATATTCGTTTATGTTAGCCATAGCTGCTAAAAATTCATCAGCTGTTGCTGAGTCAACGAAAATAGTTGTCAGTGTATATGATCCATCTTCGGTATTCTCATTAGATTGTTGTTGAGATGTAATTTTGCCTTCTGCTACAAATTGTTCGTGTATAGCTGCGGCTTCTTCTGATAATACTTTATCTTCACCTAATCCGGTTGCACTATCTAATAATGCTGGTGAAACTTTTACTGTCATTTTATGTGCCATTGTTTATGCTCCTTTAATTACCAATATATATGCCACTTGAATGTTTTTCCTGTAGCTGAGTTAGTTAATCTTTCTAATTTATAACCCAAGTTATTAAAATATTTAATAACTGAATTCATTTGATTTTCCAAAGCTCTATCTGTGATAGTGCCTTGCCATGATGTGAAATAAGTAGTGCTATCGGGTGTAGGAGGGACATATATGCCATCTGTAAAACCTAATGCTGTATTTGCCGTGCCTGATCCTATTTCGTATGACCATGTTGTAGATGCAGGTAAAGTTATATTTAAAACTAAATAACCTGCGTCTTTGCTTGCTGTTACATTTGTAACACCAGCATCATTTATATCTGCTATAACAGAATTTAAATTTGTTCCGGAAGTTCCTAATGTAATTGTGCTTCCATTAATAATAAAGGTGTCGCCTGCTGAAATTGTAGGATTATTTACTGTGCCAATTTTAATTGTGGCTGGTGTGGATTCTGTCATTGTAGTTCCATCGGATACATATGTATCGTAATCACCTGCAACACTTTTTGTAACTACGGCTCGCATGATTGCTGTGCATTCATCGAATACAATCATATCTTGTGAACTTTTTGCTCTTGCCTGTGCTGCGTTTAATCCTATGTTCATTTGCTCATCTCTTTATCTACTTTTTTCTTAGCCAGTTTTGCAACTGTCTTGTCTTGTTTTTCTGGATCAGGTGCATCAACATCGCCGTCGTGATTAAAGAAAACTACGTTATCTTTTATAGTATTTACAATGGGGATACTATCAAGTAGTTCACGTAGTTCTTGTCCATCGACATGCATGTTTTGTGCATCTAATGTTTTTTCTAATGTTTCTAACGATACTGATGTGGCTTCTTCCGCTGTCATTACTGACAACATATCTATTAGAGTATGCCTTATTAAATCGTTATACCTCATTTTTTACTTCTTTAACTGTGCAAACGCTTGCTTAAGAATACTTGGAGAAACTTTGCCTTCGGCTTGTGCTTCTTTAATTGTGCGAACTGCTGCCAAGTATGCATCTTCTTTCATCTCACGTCCGTCCATGTCGGAATCGGCATCCATTGCATCTGCTCCACCAAATTCGTCATCCATTGGTGCATCTAATGGTGCGTCAAGACCTGCTTCCATGTCACCTTCTGGTTCTACAGGCATATCCATGTCTGATGTTTCTGGTGCCATACCTTGTGCTGTTAATACTGCATTTCCAACTTGCTCGTTTGCAGACTTAACTGCCTCTAGAGCTGAGCCAATAGCTGCTTCGGCACTTGAATTAAATGCATCTGCTTCTGCTGTTCCAACTTGTTCTTTCATAGCATTATGAATACTCATTAGGTCCTCAACTTGCATACTTGCTAAGTTTTCGGCCATCTTTTGTAAGTCATCTGCCATTTGTTTTGCTGCTAGTAGGACTTCGGCTTGATCTAAATCAGCCGATTCTTCTAGCTTCTTTTTTTCTATTGCCATATCCATTCCTTCCGCAATTAGTAGTAGCTTTTGAAAATCTTTGTTACTAACGTCTTGGCCGTTTTCTCGAAGATCTGTAATTTTTCTTTGTGTAGACTCTTGTATTGCTTCTAACTTAGAGCTAGGTGCATTAAAGTCTAACTTTAGACTAAAAACATCATCAAGCACACGCTTGAGTGTTGTTAGTTTGTTTTCTTTTAATTGTTGTAATTCCATTTTAGAACCCCATTTTTCTGATTAATATACTTATATTGTATTTATGCTTAGAGCAGTGATTTGATCTGTTTTTTGCAATTTGACATCTTTTGTATTGCATTTCCTTGCTTGGCTATATATACATCTGTCTTATAACTTTCAGTTAAAGTCATTGACTTTTGTTTATACATAGCTGCTTCTGTTAAATATCCAGCATAACGCTCATCTAACTTTGCAATTTGATCTACTTTGTATTGTTGTTGTGTTTTGTTAAACATCAAATGTTTAACGATTCCCATAGCACTTTCAAATAATGCTACGTCTTCGTATAACATATTACCTTCTGCATCTTTAACATTATAGTATTTCTTTTTAACCCCATCAATTACATATTTTTGCACTATCTCAACATTATAATTACCATTAATAGTAATATTGTCATTTTCTTTAAGTGCAACTGCTGTTAACATAGAAGATTCTGTATCTTTTTGTGTAATTGTTTTCTTTGTAGCGTTGGTGGTTGCTTCATCTAATTTTTGTAATATTTCATACATGGCTTTTGCATCAGATGAAACATTTCCAGGTGCTACTGATTTGTCAGTAACTACTGGTGTTGATTTTTGTTCTGTTGCGTTTGCTAATTTATTTAATATGTCTTGCATTCCTTGGACATCGTCAGATGATGGCATTATATACTCCTCGCTTGTTTGTAGTAGACTTTTTTGCCTTCTACTTGTTTGTTAACTAAATTCTTATTTACTAGACTTTGCATAAGATATACATCACGTTCAGAAAGGTCGTCTTTACATACTCTTTCTTCCATCATGCATTCATATACTTTGTTTTCTAATTTGTTTACAAATGTCGGGATTCCGCCTGGGCCTAATATAGATCTCATTAACGTCTCCCGTATGCGAGTTGCTTTAATCTTTCAATTTCAGCTGCATTTTGATTTGATAATTCTGCGTTTGCGTTTGACTGTGCTGCATTTTGTCCACGTTCGACATCATCTGGATCTGCTCCAACTGATCTTGCTGCGCCTTGTCCTGTTGCTTGTTTATTACCGCCTGCTACTGTGCGTTGAACATTTGATGCAGATCTTTGTTGATCTTGTTGATTGTTTGTAAAGTCACGCTGGTTATTGTCGTTTTTTGTTGTTTGTGCTTTAATTGTCGAAGCTGATGCTTGTTGTGTTCCTACTGTTCCATATGCTTCTTCTACATCAGTGTCTATTGCTTCTACTTTTGCTAATACTTTTATTTGATCTGGTGTCATTGTTTTTGATCTTTCTAAGTCATCACCAGATAATTTATGTTGGTATGGACCGCGTCCGGCTGCAATATCTTCTTGTTCTAATTCGTTGTATAGGTTATCGCCTAAATCTTCGTTGTTTTTGTAAATGCTAAAATGATCGTTGCCAATGAAAACATCATCATCGCCAATTTGAACATCAAGCTCGTCACTACCATTTTTATCATGATAGTAATCTTCAATCTTGTCAATTAATCCGTGCATTGTATAATCTGCTAGTTCACCGTCATCTGTGTCTGTTGTATACACATCATTTGCTTCTTCTGTTACTGAAGCATTAATATTTAATAATTCTAATACTGCGTTTTTATCATTCACTTTTAGACTATCCATTAAATTAAGTGTTTGACTGAAATTTAATTCTCTTAGCGAAGTTGATAATAGATCTTGTTCTATTTTAATATTATTATCTGTTAAAAATTCTTGAACTTTATTTATTAATGAATCTGCCATGTTATCTTCTCGCTTTATTTAATTGTCTCACAATTCTACTTTGTGGACTTATTCTTTTTGTTCTTTGTGCTTTTTTCATCATACGTGAACCTTTTGACATTCTCGTTTTTTTAAGCACGAATCTCTTTTTTAAATCTATAGGTTTGCTACATTGAGCTGGAGAGGCTACAACACGACCTTTTCTTGGTCCTACTGTGCATCTAAACTTAGTAGTAACTGCTTTACCTCGTCTGGCATATACTACTTTAGCTTCTGTAACAACGTTACTATATGACTCATTTAATATCATTACTATTATCCTGGTGGTATAAACCCTTGCATTCCCTGAAGGTTCAGCAATAATAATACTATAGTAGATAGTAATCCTGCAATAACTGTTGCGGCAGCTCCAAGAACTAATTTGTTCCCTGAAACTTTATCTGCTGTAGCCTTGTCGGCTAACTTCTGAACAGAGTCCACAAGGTCATCGACCTTATTTTCTAATCTTGTAAATTTTTCTTCCAAAACGCGATACCTCTCTGCACATAAATCTACGTGTGCTTCTAAGTTTTCACGCTCAAGTCTTGACTGTTGCATTGCCATTTATCTGTTCATCCTGTTTGCAGTCTATTAAAGAGCTGTGTTTCTTTTATATACTGTCGTAGTATATACTACTATTTATATGTTTTCACTAAATTTGAAGTAGGTATTTAACTTATCTTCATTATCAGTATTTATAATATCTCCATCTATTGTTACTGTTTCATCTAAATTATCATGTATAGGAACAAAGTTAAAATCTTCTAGCAATAATGCGGTTTCAATATCATCTTTTTTCCATGCACCGTCTGTTTCTGATACAAATTTTAGTATCCAAACAGTCTGTGATCCAGTAAAATCATTACCAAAGTTATGAGTTGACATGCTTTGTGATTCTAGTTTAACAACACTACTTATAATTGGTTGTGTTCTTAATCCAATTACTTGCATAAATGTATTCAAATTTTGACTTTGATAAAACTTTTTTGCATTTATTTTAGGACTAGATACATTTGAATCGGTTACATCTATTAACGTATAAATTGAATAGAAAGATGTATTACGACCAATGACTTCTGTGGGTCGCTGATTACTTTTTGTATACATGTCTTATAATTCTGTAGCTTTACCGGCAGCGTATCCAACGGCAAATGCTGCGGCACCTCTTGCGATACGTTTAGCAATTTTCTTAGTTATTCCACTACCTGCAATCAAGGCATTATTTTTTGCAAATCGTTTAAACAACGGATACATGTCGCTACGTAAAGCATTTGCTCTATAATGTCTATCAAGTTGTGATCCTACTAGTGTGCGTTGTGCTGTAGTTAAGCCGCCCCAATTCTGTGCTAACCTTCTGGCTGCTTTTAATTTTGGATCAGTAATTGCAAGATCTTTTTCTAATCTAAAAAAGAAAGTTTGAGCTTCACCTTGTGTTACTTGTCCTGTTTGCATTCTTCTTAAAAATGCTTTAGTTTTAGTAGGATTAAAGTTGACTTTATTCATTAATAGTGCATCTTTTTCATTCTTAAACATTCCTTCTGGTTTGCTTAATGTAAACAATGTTTGATATAAGTCTGTTCCTCCTGGGCTAGGTTGTGAAAAGCTCCCTCTAGAAATTGTTGCTTTTGCATATTTACTAGCAGTAGGTGCCGCATCGTAATCTTGACTCATTGTGTATAAACTTAACATACTAACAAAAGCATGATTGGTAATACTACGAGCTCCTTCACTTGAAATCTGCGATCTCGATTTATACATACGTGCTTCGCCAAGCGATTGCATAAATGAAAGTTCTTTTCCGTTATTTTCTTCTGAATATTGTTTTACTATATCACTCATTATATATTCTCTTTATACATCTAGTTATTCTTTTCCATATTAGCGGCTGTAAAGCCTGCTCTATTTACTAGTTTGACATCTTTGCCAATTACATAACCTTCGCCGCCTTTTTGTCCGGCTGTTGTTGCTTCAATATCAGCTGGGTTGGCATCTAGTTGTGCAATAATATTATCTTTAATAGGTCCTATACTACGTATAAATGCAAATACGGCGTCTAATCCTTTTTGGTGCTGTTTTAAGTATTCTACAAGTCTACCTTGTTTTGCCTTACTTACTTTAGAACCATCTGCGGTTAACCAATTAACAAAATGTTTACTACCAATACTATTTACCGATCTAGTTTTTGCTAGGTTATTCATATACATGTATAAAATGTCTGGGAAGTTTTTCATTTTTAAATCTGCTGGTGGAGCCAATACTGCATCAATATCATTTCCTGCTGATGTAATAAAGTTTTCAAGTTCACTTAACTTAGCACTTTCAATATCAGGAACGTCTGTAATTGATACTGGAGGCATTGCTAACAACGGCCCTTCTTGGAATCTAGTAGTATCTACTTTACTTTTATTTCCTTCTAAATCAATGTGTGCATGTAATACAACACCAACACTACTGTTAGAAATTTTCTTGCCAATGTCACTTGCTGGATCAACTGTATACTTTGTTGTGTTTGGCATAAATGATAATCTATCTTCTTCCATTCCTGGCGTATCAAACCAAAGTAAATCACCATGAACATAACCTCTAAAATCTTCTGGAGTTGCTTGTTCAAATGCAGGCCAAACTTTTTTCATTTGTCCAATAAAGTCTCCATACCCTTGTGGGTTTTTAGCATAACCTGGACGGTTCTTTAACATGGCTTCCATTTCGTCTGGTGATTTTGATCTACCATTATAACCTTTAGCACCAAATCCACTTTTATCTGTAAGAACAAATTCACCATTCTCATTGCGACCAAATATAACCGCTGGTGAGCCGTCCCATTTGATAGTTGTATCACTTGGGTTACTTTCTAAACTGTGTAATGATGAGATTGCTTTTTGGGCGCCTACTTTGCCGTCCCATATAATTAAATCTTCTAAGTGTTGGATTCTGGCGCCACTGGCCTTTTCCATTATAATTTGATTAATTTTCATTTGGTGTATCCTCTAATTCTGATGGGATACCCATTGATTGAATTTGTCTATTATCTTTAAATGCATCTACTACTTTAGTATAAACATCGCTTGGATAGTTTTTCTTGATCGTTGCTAATAGTGTTTCAAAACTATATAAATCTTCTGGACCATCTAACCCAAGTGCTTTTGCAATTTCTTGTGTATTTGTAATTGGTCCTTTTAATACTGTATCAATTCTTGCTTTTGTATACCCTTCGCCATTTGCTTTGGGCTTAGGTTTACGTGATATCCAATTTAATCCGTCTGACGGGCTCCATAACCAACGTTGTTGTTCTACAGAGCGTCCATCTTCAATCTTTTCATCTGATTCCTTTGACTGATATATAGCAGCCATTGTTGCTAACATAATATTACGAAATGTGCCTTTATATTGACTTGATCTGCCACCTTCTTTGTCAAAGCCTTTTTCGTGTGGGCTATGATAGTATGTTTTCATCCAATCTGGGTCGCCAGGCATGAAGTCAATTTGGACTTTACCTGTTCTATTTAATCCTGGCTTGGTATTTGTTGCATCGTATCCAACAATATCAACTGATGTCATAAACACACTTGATTTTTTAATATCTTGTATTAACGGCGATGCTTCTAATTTTGCTGCAAAGTCTTTTAATTGCTCTGGCTTTATATTAATAGCAACATCAATATCGCCACTAAATTCTTTTTTACCAACAGAACCTAAAACATTTGCTTTTAATGGAACACCCAATGACTTTTCTAATGCATCTATTGTGGCATCAATTTCAGTATGATGAATTGCACCGACACCATTCATTGCACCGCCTTCAGATAGCTTTTTTACATTAACTTTATATAAATTGTCAGGCTGAACCTTTCGGTGCTTTCTGTTATTGCGGTCTTTACGCTTTTTAGTGCCGACAATATCATTTATTTTCATTTTTTATTCCTTAAATTCTTAATACCTCTATTAAAACGTTCAGGATCTCTATTTTTAATACTAAGCATTATTCTTTTTTGGATATCTTGAGCTTCTTCTTCACTGTAATTTGAATCTACCATTTCTAATACATTCATAATCGCACTGATGGCATTGGTGCCGCGTGATTCTAATATATTAATTCTATCTTTTGTGGGTGATAGATTGTTAATTTCTTCTAATAAACTGCGTGTTCTTTTTTTCATCAGCTCAAACTCCAACTGTTATTACTTGTATTTATCTACTTTATGGTTATTTGTTGACTTTTTTCAACATACTACGCAATCTGTCAGTAGCATCAGTATCTTCAATAATACTTTCTTCTGCAATAGTTTTTTCTTGATGTGTTACATTTGTATTTCTTTTTATTTTATCTAGCATTGCACTAGGTTGATGCATTGTTGTTGATTCTTCATCTTCTGGTAAATCTGTTATACGTAGACCTGCAATATCAAATGCTAAGTCTACTTTTTGCCCAACTCCGGCACTACTACGTGTTTTCATAAATTGAATTTGATAGCGTCCACGTTCACGCATTGCTGTGCTTGTAAAAATACCAATTACGTTGTCAGCTGTTTGAATTTTACTAATACCACCAGCAATATGAGAGTGATCAAACTCTACTTCTTCTACTGCTGCCCTGTTTAACTGAGATGCTGTTGCAAATAGTAAGTCTTGTTCTACTGCAAAGTTACGCAATTCTTCAGATACAAATTTATCTTTAATAAACAAGTCGCTTGGTGGCACTTTACGTTGTGCTGGCATCATTAAGTCTAAATAATCAAGTAATACTGCATCTAATTTAACGTTATTCTTTACTTCAAACTCTTTCATATAACTATTTACATCATTTATTGTAATACCATTTGGCATTTGCACAATTTGTAGGTTACCTGCTTTTTTACTAATTGCTCCAACTTTTAATCCAACGTCTTCTGCATTTTTAAATACTTCTTTTGTGTTATATCCTGTAAGCATACTATCTAATCGCATACTACATAGTTCTTCACTAAGTTCCAAACTAATATATAATACATTCTTTCCATCTAACGCCCAATTTAATGCTAAATTTTGCAAGAACAAACTTTTACCACCACCTGATGGTGCAGCAAATATATTTAATTCACCTCTATTAAATCCACCATATAGTTTTTTATCAATTTCAGTCCAACCTGTGCTTGTTCCACCTCGTTGGTTACGAACACGTTCAATACGTTCCATTGGGTTTTCCCAATAATCTGTTCCCATGTGTTTAGCAAGTCCGATGCCTACTGCATCTTTAATCATTCTTTCTACTGCACCAAACTCACCTTGTTCAAGTAAATCAGTTGAATCTAATATTGCACTTTCTAATGCTTTGTGTTTACAAAAAGTTTCGAACTCGTTTATAAACCAATCGTGATGTCTAGGATCAATATCTTTTAAACTTTGTAATTCCAAACCAGTTGTTGCTACAATCTGCTCATGTGTTGGTAATGCACCATATTCGTTTGCATGGTCTTGAATGAACTCTACTGTTTTACGTAATTCTCTTGCAAAAAATTCTGAATTACATATTCCATTTACACGAACAAATAAATCTTGATCATGTGCCATAAACTCTACAAATAATTTTTGTAGTTCTAGTGTGTATTCTTTTTGTTCACTCATTTACAATAATTCCTTCCTAAAACTTGTATTTTTGTTGGGTTACTTACTGCACTATTTAATATACTACGCACTGTAAATAATCTACCGTATTTTGTTAAGGCATCGCCGGCATCATTGCAATCATCCCATTCGGGAAATGCAACACTCCAGCCATACTTAACTGCTGCGTTGACCATTTGCATGCCTGCCTTATCGGCATCAGGTAACACAACAATATGTTTGTTTAAACTTAAAATAACGTCTGCTTGTTCATCGCTAATAGTATTAGTGCCTGCACTGATCCCATCTGTTATTATAGCATCTAATGGGCCTTCTGTCAATATAACAATTTCTTTGTCAGCATGCTGTCTATCTAATCCATACACAAAATTTTTAGGTGGTTGTTGATTAAAATATTTTGGCATTTTATCTGGTGGGTTACCTATCCACCTTGCTGTATATCCTACAACATTACCTTTATAATAAAATGGAACTACAAAACGCTTAAACATTCTTGCTGGCAATTTAGCAGGGCTATACATCAGTCTAGGATCTGTTATATCAAGTCCTCTATCTGTTAGATATGTTACTGCTTCTGTCCAGTCAGGTGTTGGTGTATGTTCCATAAAAGGTTTAGCATCTTGTGGCAATGCTACTGTAGGCCAATCAATTACTAATTTCTTTCTACGTTCTTGCACCATTAATGATTGTGCAATATCTTGTTCACGTAACAACTCTAGTTGTAATCGTTGCACTTGTGTAGGATCTGCACCAAATTGCACTAATAATTTTTTTAATCTATCATTAATTTTATTACCAGGTGAGAAACCTGTCTTGTAATGACAATTAAAACAATGATACTGAAACTTATCATCTTCAAAATGAAAACCACCTCTTCCACGTGTATCTGGTCTTGATTGTCCATTTGTTACACACATCGGACAATTACCAGAATGCCAGCCACTTGGACTTTGTTTCCAGTTAACCGGAACCAGATTTCTAACGTAGTCGATCATTAAGCTCATGTGTATATACTACACTCTTATGATGACTTTGTCAAGTGTTCCTTGTGTTTGTGTGAATTTTGCTCTAATATATTTTATATTAGTTCTAAATGTCCATGGATCAATACCAGTTTGATTGACATATGGATAGTGTTCTTCGGTATAAGTTCCTAATATAATATTAAACCAGTCGCTTTCTTCAGGGTTTTCTTCTAATGCACCCTGTATGTAAAAGTCACCTGTATAGTTAGTGGCATATATTGCCAATGTAACCATTCCATTAACTTTGTTTTTTGCACCAGGACCTGGTAAATGGCTACTGTAATAGAATCCATCTCTTAATACAAATGTATCAGTGGATGCTGATAACAGTGGTATGCTTTGTGCTTGATCACTTACTTCAACTGTATAGTTTGGTCTTAGATTTTGATCAACAAATAATGGAAGATTTAAACCTTGGGAATTTACATAGGTAAATACAAGATCAAGGAAACCTGTTTGAACTGCACTCGTTTCACCTGATGTTAAAATCAGTTTAACTTTGCCTTCATCATAGTCAACAATTTGACATTTCTTTGATAATAATTTTACTTGGGTCTCTCTATTAACTACATTAGCAGTTAATGTTGTTCCATGTAGTTGAATTGGTTTACGATCAGTGTTTTTTACGTAAAAAATAAACTCATTATCTAAACCGCTAAATAACTTTAAGAACCTGTAATTAACAGGAGAGTTTATAGTAGTTCCAGTTGACGAAGCATAGTTACCTAGTCCTGCTTTATTACCTGAGGCATCAACGGCGTATAAGTCGCCTGTTTGATTAATATTATAAGTAGTTGCATAATTTGACATTCATATTCTCCTGTGTATGTATTTATGCAAAAACCAAAGAAAAATTTTAAAATAAATACACATACAATGATTAAAAAATATCAAACATTACTTGAAGAATTTCCGTTTTTAACTGTCATAGAATATGCAGGAAACGAATACCTTGGAATTATGCAAAACATAGATAATCAAATAGCTACTATGTATGTGTATGATAGACTAAGCACCAATGAAGAAAGACAAAAGTTTTTAGAACTAGGCGAAGAATGGTGGTGGGAAACTAATAGAAAATTACCTATTAATATTGCATTGCTAAACAGATGGCCGTTTAGTTATACTAGTCAAAGTTTTAATATAAAACAAATGGAAGTGATTGCAGGACCTGAAGTAAGATTAAGTGACAGTATTACCAAAAGAATTAAAAGACGTAATATCAGTCTTTTAAAGAAAAACCCATAACTAACATATTAAGTTGTAATACAATAGCCATTGCATAACTTATTGCGTGTGCTTTCTTAAAATAATATGTTCCATTTACTGGCTTGTCCCAAACTGTAGCAAACACTGTATCCCAATCTTTTCCTAGCAACCCACGTTTAGCCGGTCTAATAATTGCCAGCACGGCTGCAAGTTGTTCAACGCTTGTTGGTTTCATTTTGCTTACAATATTATAGTGTGCATGTATATGAAATAATTTTTCAACAACTTCTTTATGTTCAAGTAAATCCCACATTGGTTTCATTGCAAGTAATTTTTCTAATTGGTCATAACTTTCAACATCTTTGTAAACACTTACATTTAACACATCTAATTTAAAATAGCCTTTTGCTTCTGCTTCTTTATGATCAATGGTGCTTAACCCTGTAAACGGATCACTTGGCATTTCATGGAAATAAACTCCGGTATTGTGTTTTTTACGTCTACCATTATCATTAATCATTGCAGGTGTATGTTTTATTAGGTCTAATAACTTAGTTCTATCTGCTACGTCAATATCAATGTCTGTGTTTACTATCATAAGTGTGCTTCTTCCATAATACCTTCTACCCATTTAAAATCTTCGGCATGTGTTTTCATAACACGTTGCCAATGATATGGATCTATATAATCTGTTACCATTTGTATTTGTTCGGTTGAGAGCTTCTCTAATAGCCTTTGTGCTTGCGAACTTGAATACATTACCCATGGACTAATCTTACCACTACAGATGTGAAATACTGCAAGATTTGGCGCTACTAGACGGAAGTATTCGTTCCATTCATGCTTAGTTTCTTTAGCCCATTCATGCATAAACAATATAGTTCTTTCTATGGCTCTATCTGCACTTTCTGTTTTTAATCTTGTTTTAATCCAAGCACTAAAATTTCTATCGCTTGTCCATCTATCAATTCTTACTTGGTTTTTTAATAACCAACGTGTATATTCTTCAACATCATCTACACGTAATTCTATACAATATTTTGCATACTTTACAAATGCAGTATAATACTGACTTGATGCAAAGTCATCAAATGATTTAGCACTTTTTGAATTTGTCCCTATACGATAAAACAATTGATATGATCTAAATGCAAGTTGCACATCTTTATCTTCTTTAGCCATGTATCTACGTTTACGTTCGCACATATGCACAGACAAAGTGCTTTCACGCTTAAATACTTTATTACAATATTCGCATTTAAAAACTTGCGTCATTTAAGTTTACCAATTAGATCTTTTATTTCTTTATCCTTTAATCCATATTCACGTAGCAATATTTTAATTTCATCTTTGCTACTGCTTAACATAATATCAATTTCATCATCATTTAGATGTGAATAATTTTCTACAAACCAATTCTGTAATTTATTTTTCTTGCCTGCTTTACCTGGTGCTATCCAAGGATGGAATACCGTAGAACCTATTCCAACTAATTGTAGCAATTGGTATTGCAACTGCGGGTGTTTTCTTATTGTGTTAAAATGCACATTAACTGCTTCGTTAGTCCATTCTAAATAATGTTCAGCATTCTTGCCGCTTGCATTACTTGTATAACGCATCAATAACCATAAGCCAAGTTTCTTTTTCTCATCATCTGTGAGGCTGTCATACCACGCTCTATCTTTAGCGTCAATAGATCTCATTTCTTCTTTAATGTTTAGCTTACTCATGTTGTTACTATACTACCAAAGTTGTTCAATGTCAAGAACTTCAGGTAATTTATTTGCATCTTTGACAAATAATACACAAGGCGAATTTGGTTTGTCGCTAATTGGAACACATAATAAGTGTCCATATTTTAGTTTAGGTGCATACCATTTAACATCACTGTATATGTTTACAATTGATACATCTATGTATTGGGCACTAAATCCTGTAATTGGATTAAATGCAAATGCTGTAAATCCTCTATCGTTTAGACTCATAAGACTCATTACTTCTGGATCGCCTACTTCTGAATCACATATAACCATATGCCAATCAAGTGGCATACTGATTGTAGTGTTTCCAATTTGTAAAATTGCCGCAGGTGCATAGAAGCTTTCTAAAAACACCAAGGGAATAAAATAATAATCTACATTTAATGGATTTGTATAATCTAAAATACCATATCTTAAATCATCAATAGTTTCTGGTATTTCGTCTAGATCATACGTCTCGTTTTCTACGGTTAATATTTTCATTTATTTCTCTCTTAACGCCAATCAGTCTTTTCAATAGTAAAAGGATAATTGGCTTCTTTATAAAATTTCTTACGTTCAGTAAGATGCTTTTTGCTAAACTTGGCTGTGCTAGTCACATCCCAAATTTGCACAAAATCTTTGTCTTCGGCTTTACGCACTCCACGTCCTATTGATTGGATAACTCTAACAAACGACTTCCCAGGTTCAAGAAGTATAAGGTTAAATATACGTGGAATATTAATACCAACGGCAGCCACGCCATAGGTTGCGACAGTGATGCTATTAGTTGCTTCATTAATTTCATCATATGCGTCCTTTCTGTCAGTGACTTTCATAGCCCCTTTAACAAAAGTAACACCTGGTATATTTTCTGCAATTATCTCTCCTGCTTTAATTCTATCTACTAACACAAGTGTATTACCAGATTCAGCAACTGTTGAAATAAATTTGCTAAGATACTGCATACGTTCTTTATCTGTTGTTAAGTAAGTTAGCTCACTTTGATAATTGTTATATACCGCTGTTTCTTTTAGTTGAACTACGTTAACGTGACAGTTACTTAGAACTCCCATGTCTTGTAATTCGCTTGCACTTAGTTTGTTTGTAACTTCACCTAAACATGCCTGCAAACTTGCTTTGGCATGATCTTCTTTTGGTATAGTTCCTGTTAATCCCCAACGTAATGGAATGTGTGCAAATTCCTTAGTAAGCATATCTTTTAAGACGTCTGCTTTTGCTTGGTGAACCTCGTCTACAATAACACAAACAGCTCCATCTGTAAACTCTCTTAAACTCATATCGTCTAGACCATCTCTGAATCTTTTCCTGATACTATTTAAACTCTGCCATGTGCATATTGTATGGGTGCGTCCTATGTCTTTTTTGTCGCCGAAGTAAACTCCGACGTCAAGTCCTAAATTCTCATAATCATCAAATGTCTGTCTCACTAAATCTTTGTTTGGGACAATAACAATTGACCTTCCATACTTTTCCACTCGTTCAGATAGAGCTGCTGTGATCAGTGTCTTACCAGCACCAGTGGCAATTTCTTGCAAGCATTGTGGCGTAGTAAGATATTTATTTACGATAGTAATTTGATAATCTCTAAGCACAACTGGCTGTCCTGCAATAGGATGCTTTTCTGGCCAAGTCTTGTGTGCAAATGTAGATTCGTCTACTGCTGAAAAATCAAATGCTTCGTTAGTTTCTCGTTTATCATCTACAGTAATAGAATAACCATTATCCATAATAATAGGTAAAACCCTATCAAGTAAATTAACATATGTTACACCGCCCACACTAAAGAAGCTTACACATCCATCCCATCTACCTAACTTGTATGCTGGCACATGAAATGCATACGGCATAAAGAACTTTAGTTCTTTCTCGCATTTTTTACGGGTGTTCAAATCGAGTCCTTCGACTTTACAATTTACTTCGTCTTTGATTACTATATTACAATTCATACTACTACTATACAACACTTAGAGCATTTTGTCAATTGCTTTTGCTCCAAAATTCAATCAACTTACTATTTGTTTTATTATCAAAACATATTTGTTCTTTAAAATAATCAGATAATTCGCATTGTAACTGAACCCATGCGTCAATGTTATGTAACTTTAATAGTTCATAAGGATCAATTGTAATATAATTTATATCTTCTATAGGTAACTGGTCTTGGCCAAAAGTTCCTCCAGATAATTTTTTATAATATAATCTACGATGCCACTCAATACCCGCAGATGATCCAATACGAGAAAAAATAGTCATATGTTTATTCCATGGCTCTATTCTGTATTTAAAATAATTAGGGTCATTGGCGGTTAGGGTATGATCTCGTTGTATATTAATTAAATTAGTGGAAAAATTAATTCCAGTGTCTTTGAGCGGCACAGGTTCTGTATGAAAAAACCGGACTACATTTTGAAGGTCCCATTTATTGTTATCATTGATGCTAGTTTGAACTGGTGCAAATGCTGGATTTTGTCCTATCAACCATGATAAAAATTCTCCGCCATGTCCAGGTGAATACAATATACTTATTGCTTTATTTAATATCATATTATTAATTTTCTAAGTAATGTTTTAGGAATAACAATGCAATCATTGTTACTGAGATTGAACTTAAAAGTGATACCCAAAAGTTCCAGTGATTTAATGTAATGACAAATATTGGAAAGAACACTAAACTAACTAAAACAAAATATATTGTTTCTTGTGCTAGTTGTTGGAATACTTTAACATCAACTCCTGCGTAATACATAAAGACGATGCTGATAATACTACCTAATGGTATGCCAAGTATTAATGCACCGAGTGTAGGATTACCACGCTGAGCTGCCGTAACAACGCCTGCAACAATTAATCCGCCTATGATTGCTTTTATTACAAATTCCATGTTAATATTTATGTCATAAAAAAAGGCTTGTCGACCAAGCCTTTTTTATTATCTTATTTTATTTTATTACAGTCGACGCATACATGTAACTTCTGCAACACGTTTCCACTTCTCGCCGCCCATTGCCTTCTTAAGGTCTGCAAGTTTGGTAACCATACGCAAACTAATTTCACGCATTATTTCTTTGTTATCTAACAAAAATGCCATAAGCTCATTTTGTTCCGCTGCACTAAACTGATATTCGTTAAGCATACCATCTGCAACAATCTGCTTACAACGTAATACTTTTTCACGCATTGTATCCATTGTAAGATCTAAGTAGTGACAACGTGACATGATAGCATCTAAGTGATCTTTAATCTTACCACGCACCTTATCAAACTTAAGGTTAGTAATAAAGATAACACTACCTTTAAATTCAAAGCTATCTGGAATACCTTCTCGACGTAGCAATGCACTGTCTGTATTCCAGTTTAGTGTTCGCTTTTTACTTGAGTCAAGTGCCGCTTTAAGCAAGTTAAGACTTGTCTCATCATACAACACTGTATCACAATCGTCTAGCACAAGAACACTATTACGATCTGCATTTTCAAACAAAACTTTATACAAACCAATTGCACTTGAGGCACCTTTGATAACTTCAAAACGCATCTTGTTGCCTGCAAGTTTATCAAACAAACTGTTCTTTTCTAAAACAGCTTCTACACCAAATGACTTACCAACGCCTGGAGGTCCGGTAACAACCATACCACGCACAACGCCATCAATTGACGCTTGTGTCATATCATCTAAGATACTAAAACGTTCACGCATACGTTCAATAATCTGATCATCGCTTTCATTTGGATTATCAACTGCATCATTTACAACTTCAATTAGTTTAGTTGCTTTCGAAGGACGCCCACGTTTTTTAGTAACTAACTTTTGCATTTAACAACTCCTATTTGTTAATTTATAATTATATATTACAGTAAGATGTCTTACTTGTCAACCTTTAATTTACGCTACTTCTTTGAAACCAAAGTTAGCAACAACTTGTTTATTACCTGCTTCGTCTTCAATAATGTCGCCTACTGAACATGAATACATTGGAGCCAAACGCTCAATGTTTTCTTCTGGACCCATGTTACCTGTATGAAATACACCATCAAGATTATCAGCAGTAATGTTTGATACATGTGTGTAATATCCACGTCTAAATGCATCACCGGCAACCATTCCTGTATCACTCTTACTAAGACCCATGTCTAACTTTAAAGACTGCTTATGAACTGCATCATGCCCTTCTGCATTGATTAAGTCAATTTCAGCGTCTGTTAAGTGTATTTGGTATAGTTTAAATTGTGCCATTTTTACGTCCTTCCTTTATTGTTAATATACTTATATTATACAGCAAGATGTCTTGGTTGTCAACTAAATCAGCAAGAAAAAAACCCTTATATATCAAGGGTTTAAAACTTTTTTTGAAATTATTTTACTAAAGTTAGCTTAACTCTGTTAAAAAGAGTCTCTTTTGCGTTACTATACTTGCTTAATTCCTGTTTATTAACAGTTCCACGTATAGTTATTGTTTTGCCTTCGATAATATCAGTTAGATCTGGCTGTTCTCTCCACCAAAACTTAACAATATCTCGGTTATCAGATACGCATGTAATCATGTAAACGTCACTTGACTGTATAAACTTAACATCTATTACATCTACTTCAATGTCATAGCGAGCGCCTTTTTTACCAACATATTGGCTTATATGCTTTAGTTGAGACATTGTGTCGTTAAGTGCTTCACGCTTCTGGTCAATCTTTAAAGAATTTGGAACACTTGCAAGAATACTTACATGGAAATTATTAACATCATCAGAGGTTGCTCTTACTAGTCCACTTTCAAAGTTAGTAAGGCCACCGCCAAGTTTTTTCATCATTAATTTACCATTAATGCGTTCAATTTCTGCGGTTGCTTGATCTACGTATTTTTGATTAGGAATGTATTTTCCTTTAAAGTTTTTTACGGTTTGAATGATAACTGTTTTGTTATCTTTAATATCAGTGTAGATTTGATTTCCATCTTCGTCTACTGTATTAGTAGGTTCTTTATAACCGTATCCGCTTTTAACAAAGCCTTGTGCGTCAAATACTTCAAATGAGATGGCTAATATTTCAGCCGGTGTATAATTGCTTATATCATTTTTTACTTGTGTTGCTGACATAGTATTTCTCCTACTAATTAAACTTTATAATAATAGTATACGGTAAGAAGTCTTACTTGTCAACCTTTTTTTAGTCAAGAAAAAACCCAGTCCTAAAACTGGGTTTTTAAATAAGCAAAATAGGGAGGACTGGGGTGCACCTCCAAGTAGCACATCTAGATACCTTTTCTAACTACACTACCACCTACTCCTGCGTATCCGCAATGTGACTCCCTCCGTTTTCCGGGTAAAGCCTGGGTATAACCCCTGAGCAGTCAAGTTCGACGCCTAGGTAACGCCTCTTCCTTGCACTATAAACATTGAGCCGCTAAACTCTTTGTTGCTTATGTATTTAATATAATACATCTTGACCGAAAAGTCAACCTTTTTTTTAAACTTTTTTTAAATTTTATATATGGTTTCTTTGTTACCTTTTGCAACTAAATTCCATGTTGTTTCTGTTGCTGTTCCTGTTATCTGCAAACAAGGTCTTTTAGTCCAACTACCATTCCATGTAACATGCGGCAGTGTGCTCCAATCCCATGCAAATATTGTTCCTGCTTTCCATTGTGTATACACAATGTTTCCAAATTGAAATATTTGTCCTGGTTCGTGATCTTCTAATGTAATTAAAAAACGTATCTTATCAGGATGCTGATACTTAAACTCTGGGTTGTCAATAACTCTATCCTTGCGTGGGTTTCCGGGTAAGTTATCAATGTGCCACATTAACTGATCATTTGGATACTGATCGTTAAATTTACATGTTAGTTTCTCATCTGTGTTGAAACAAAACATGTCTGTAATCTTTGTAAACTGTGGAAACTCTCCTGGAAACTTATCGTAATTAACTTTACGAAACATAGTTGTGTTTGGCTTTCCATATGGGTTGTCTGCATCTTCTACGACATGATCTTTGCTTTTAACATTAGCCGCATGCTCGTATCTTTGTTCGTTGTAGATTTGAGTTCGCACACCCTTGCTACGTGCATGTTCTATTTCTGCTTTCCAGTCGCCTGCTAATACGCCTGCGATCTTAACGTATTCGCCTTCTTTATCTTCTTTAAATTTATCAAAGTGCCATGGTGTTTTAAAAGGTGAGGGCATTTATTACTCCTGAGTTTAGTAACACATCATTGTGCTCAGTATTATTTATCAGAGTGATATATCTTCTAATCCTGCGGCACGTAGTTTAACTACATTATTAATTTGAAAGCCTTTGGCTTCAAGTGCCTTAATTATACCTATATATTTGTTTCGTATTAGACTAAAATCATTGATTAGATATTGTAAGTCTACTACGTCTTGTTCACCGTCTACATATTTTTCTGCATCACGACTACTTAATGCTTTGTTGTAATTTTCTAAAAACTTACGAAATGTTCTACTACGTAGTTTACGCATTTCTGTATTTAAATGTTCTAATATTGCTTCTACTTCTTGTAATTGATTAAATCTGTGTTCAACAATACCTGGCATTTCTCTACTGTGTTTTTCTAACACACCTTTCATACCACACTCAAACCTGGCGGCATCAATTTCACGTTCATAGAAAGAGATAGCCGAAACTATCTCTGCCATGTTCTGCGAAACTTTACGATACCAGTTACTCATTAATCTTCATCTTCCCAATATTCTTCTGCATATTCTTCGTCAGAGTCGTGGTCATCATTGACTTCAAAGTGATCTGCAAGTGCTTGGTCTAAATGTTCATCGTGATCACCTATTTCAACCGCATGTCTTGTTAGATCTACGCCGTAATCATCTAAAGTAAAGATATAGTCTTCTGCAAACTTTTCTTTATTTTTGTCTGGTATATGTGCTATTGCTTTATCGAAAATTTGTAAGAATAACTCTAAATCGTTATCACTCAGATTCATTAATAACCTCCTGGTTAGGTTGTTCGCCATCGCTATCTTTTATGTGATCTGGTTGCATATCCCATTCATTCATAACAAGATCCAAGCAATTATCTTTGTTAGCATTCCAAGGTTTGCGGAACATTTTAATTACTTCACCTGTTACCGGGCTAATATATTCTAAACTGTTACCACTTTTCTTAAGAACATCTTTTGCTTCAAAGAATTCAACTAGTCCACTGTATGGACTCATACCTGTTTCGTATGGAATTTCTACTTGCACACTTTCAAATGGTTTTGCATAACGTGTTTTCATTACCTTACACGCTGCTCTAATACCAAATACTTGTGATGTTTTATTGCCTTCTGCATCTACTTTTAGTTTAAGTTTACGCATTGCGATAACAATACTACTTGCATAGATAAAGCCTTGACCACCTGAGATCTTATCATCTGGATCAAACATATCTTGTGATGCATATGTATGGTTTGTGCATAACATACCAACATTAAACTCACCAAACATATTAACTGTGTTACGAACTAATGAAGTTAGTGCTTTAGGCTTACGACCCATATCACCTTTCATATCACCTTTTTGAAACTGATCAACATCAGTAGGTGTTAGTAACATACCTAAACTATCTACAACAAATAATACTTTAGGACGTTCTTCCTTTTCTTTATCTGTATATTCTGCTTTATAATCTTTCATAAAGTCACTCACTGTGCGAGCAACATCATCAATCATACTCATGTTTAGTTTTAGTAGTTTATCTTCAGCAGTATCTACGTCAAGTGCATGTAGCCATTTCTCATCTAGTGCGTTTTCACTATCAATAAGAACTACAAATATACCTTGATCTTGTGCTGCCTTAACTACATTACCTGCTGCAATGTAACTTTTGCCTGCACCTGATTCTCCTGCAAGAACAGTTACTTTACCTAAAGGAATACCTTTCACAAAGTCGTTACTGATTAATTTGTTTAGTGTGTAGTTGCCTGTTGAGATCCATGTGTCTGGATCATTAAACCCGACACTTAGTCCGGGCACCGCTTTAGTAATACTTTTACGGAATTTGCTTACGTCAAAAGGTTTTGCCATTTATATCTCCAATCTAAGAAACTTGGACATGCTTATGCATGCCCAAGTTTTGTTATTTACTTACGATTACGAATCGCTGCTAGAATGTCTTCTGCACTCGGTGCCGCCTGACCTGTTGTTGCATCTGCTGGTGCAGGTGCTGGTGCTGGTGGAGGTGTTACTGGTGCCGCTTCTGCAACTGGTGCCGCTGGTGCTGTTTCAACTGCTGGTGCAGGTGCTACAGGTGCCGCAACTTGTTCCGCTGGTGCAGGTGTAACTTTAGGTGCACTTGTTGGTGCGTCTACACCGTATGGACGATAAAACGTTCCAAAGCGGTCTACATCATAAAGTTCACCATTTACACTTGCTTCAAACATTTCAAAGATAGCGTTTAAGTGATCTGCATCTGGCTTCTTAGGTAAGAAGTCATTTAGATTATGCAATCCATTTGCTGCAATTCCATCACGCTCTGTTTGATCTAAACTACGTGAACGTCTGCTCCAATTAGATGTGCTATAATCAGCATATCCACCTTTACTAGACTTGACTACTTTAAAGTCAGTTCCTGCTTCATAGTCTGTAGGAATCTCTTCAAACTCTGGATCCATTAGTGCTGCACTAATGATTTTATAAATTTGAGGTGAGATAACAAACCTACGAATAGGATTCTCTGGTGTGTTGTCTTCTGGTGAATCGTTTTGTGTAACAAAACCTTGAAAAATATAAGAACGCTTTTTCCAATACTTACGAGCAGTATCTTCTAAAGCTGGATCTTTAAACCAAGGACGAATTTCTGCGTGAACAGGACATTGCTCGCCCCACATTTCAACACAAGGAACTTGAACCATTACTGGTTTGTTCTCGTCTTGTCCTTTGACTCCTGGAAAGCTCAAACGGATCATTTGACGTTCTTTCCAAAAGAACGTATTTGATTCATCTGCGTCTGGTAGGAATCTTAGTGTTGCACTTGAACCTTCTGCGATGTTCCAATGTGCAAAGATGGCGTTGTCGCCGCCTTGTGCCCCGCCTTTGGGGCCTTTTTCCTGTGCTTGTAGTTTTGCACGGATTTCTGCTAATGTTGCCATAGTATTTCTCCTTTGTTAGCCTATGATAGCCTTTATTAGTTTTATAAAGTATACAATTCACTTGCATACAGTTGTTTTGCCTTTGTTAGCCTATACAGTATACTACTTTAAGTGCTTACTGTCAAGCACTATTTCCTATTTTTTAGGAAATTCTTTTACGAAGTTCTGCAATTACAGAATCTGTAATAGATTCTTCTTTTGTTACAGCTACTTCCATTTTTGTTGCTGATCCCTTTTTATACAAGAAGTTAGCAATTTTTGCCGCTAACATTGTATTATTAGTTTTCATATCATGAACATCATTACTCATTTGTGTTAACACATTAAATAATTCATCATTCTTAGTTGTCATACCAATATAAGATAACATCGCACTTAACTTAGCAAGTGGGCCCATTCCGCCGCTCCATTTTACTGGATCTTCGTTGTTAGGGTTATCTGGATCGTTTGCGTCAATATGTAATTTAAGATCATCTCCGGATTTGATTATAGCCATTGTGTCATTTAATAGTTTATCATGCATAGTATCTTTACCCTCACGTTCGTTAAAAATGCGAGATACCGTAGAAAGGACTTCATTCATGTCTACAGTCTCAAATGTATTATACAAGAACTTATCGGATATGTCAACCGAGTTTTCTTCGGTTTCTACTATTTCTTTTGTTTGATAACTATTATAGCCTCTTAATGTTTGGAGACTTCTTACTGTTTCTTTAATGCTTTTTAATTGCGATTTGATAGTTTCAACTACGTTAGCATTGCCTTCGTTAACTAATTTGTTTTTTCTTACGTGTGTAAGGAACTGTGCCATTTCTGTTGCTTCTTTACACATATTCATAATGCCTGTGCCTTTAGCATCTTCAAATGTTCCACCATGGTTAACATGCATGGCCATAGCTTTAGCACCTGCCATATATTTGTATGGGAATCTTGTTTGTTCTTTATTTGCATTTTCAACAAATAAACTATGTATGTTTCTGCTTCTCGCTCCACGCTTTTCTTCATTAACACCTTTGCTGTGTCTAATGATTAATCTTGCGTTTTCTAATTGTATGTAGCTTGTTTTTACGCTACCAAATGCTTTACTAAATCCTTCTGTCACGCTTTGATGTGAGAAGTCTTTTGGTTCTATGTTTTTATCAAATCTTTTCACTGTATATTCACCCATTTGTTTATGCACTGCACTCTTAAAACTATTTAACAGTGGCTTATTTGTGTCAATGTCAAAACCTGATCCTATTTGAACCAATAATTCTAACTTGTTATCTTCTGAACGTAATGAAACCATCATATCATGTTCGTTGACATAAAATCTTGTTGCTTCTTCTGAATTTAATGTTTTTTCTCCAGAATCAGTAAATAACACCACATCGTAATTGGCGCCTTTTATAATATTAAATATTTCTTGTGCAACTGTATTCATTGTGTTCCTCTTTATACTATTTATGCCAAAACGTAAAATTATAACATACTAAAAGGCATAGGCTGCATAAAATCGTCATCATCGTCATCTACTAGGTATTCAAATGCTGATTCTTCATAGTTAACAATTTCTTGTGCCATTCGCACTATTAATATAAGTGCCATAACCAAGTCATCGTGTTCGCCGTCTTTTGCTGAATAACTATTACCACGTGCAATAAAGACTTTGAGTTCGCCCAATAAGTTTTGACTTGCTATTTCTAGTTTATCTGTTTCTATCCAATGTTTTAGTTTACTACATGCTGTAAGTTTACTTTTATGTGTTGTAGTAAATCCTTTTCTAAACCTACGTGCATTACCGTGCCGTTTTGTTTCACTAATGAATGTGCCTGGAAAAAATTCTTCACCTGTTTCTGCAATTACAACTAAAGCCGCTTCACCTAGTGTGTTATTCTCTACACTATAATACTGTTCTGCTTCACCATCTGTTTCAGTTTCTATATACATTAATATTTCACGTAGTATTTTAATCTGACCTTGAACAGTAGTTTTATTGTGTTGCCATTCTGCTACTTGTTTCATTCCTGGCATTTCGTATACCTGTATTGCAGCAGAGTCGCCACCTGTTCCCAAACTTGGGTCCAATGATGACATGTATATTTTGTCTTTGCGTATTGGTCTATACCAACGCACCTGTCCCATTTTAGCATATGGTTGTTTTGCTTCCATTAATGATAGTTTGATACTGTCAATAAGTGTCTCGTCAAACGCAATAAACTCATTTAAGTGTTCACGTCTAAAACGTTCTTCGCCAATTTTGTTGCGTTCTTCTTCTGCCCATTCTTCATCTCTTTCTGGGTGATATTTCCAATCAGCGTTAAAGGATTTGAATCCATTTAATCCCAATCCATTTTCTGTGTCGTTACCAAATTCATCTTGTGCTTTAGCAGCCTCTCTATAAATTTGTGCAAATTGGTCATCATCCTGATTTGGTGTGCTTGTAATAATACATTTACCACCAGTTGATAATGTAGGTGATAGTGCTGTCCAAAATTCTTTGGCTATGTTAGGACGCACAAATGCAAATTCGTCTAAGTATGCTAATGATATACTCAAACCACGTCCAGTATTTTCTGTTGTTGACTGTGCAATAATACGTGACCCATTATCAAATTCTAAACTACCTTTATTGTAACTTGTTACACCTGCACGTATAAAGTCTGGAAGTGTTTCGTATGCAAAACGTATACGTTGCATAATTTCACTTGCACCTGAATATTTGTGTGCTGCAATAAGAATCGTTTGATCAGGAACAAACATAGCATACCATAATAGATATCCTGCTGCCGCTGTTGATTTACCCATTTGCCTACTTACCAATGCAATACTGTATCTGTTGTTGTGATAACAGTCTACAAGTTCTTTTTGATAATCAAATAAGTCAAATTTTACACGACCTTTAGTTGGATGTTGAATCCAACAATGGTTTATCAAGAAGTATTTTGGATCTTCAGCACACTTGGCTAATTCCAATAAATCTTCTTCTGTAAACTTTTCTTTTTGATACGGAGTTTTGGTTAATTTTGTATCTGCTGTGCTCATAATACTATTTAGTCAATAAAAACGGCGTAGTTAATTAAAACTACACCGCTCTGTTATTCACCTGGGAGGAAACGTGAACTTTTATTTTTCTTTTTTTGCTTTGTAGGCTTCTTTAAGATCTTCTACTGTATGTTCTTTGATTCCTACTTTCATGCTTTCTGCATCTAAGTATCTTTTTAAACTTAGATTAACGCTTTGTGCAAAGTTTTCATATGGTTCACCATGTTCTGTAGCTTCTTCTTCAGCTGCACCTTCTGGTGTGTTTGCCCATTCGTCTAATTTTGTTTTAATTTTTTCTTCTGATAAACCTGCGTTTTTCATCATGTTAACTAGTTGTGTAGTATCCATTGTTGGAGACTCTTCTAATTCTTCTTTATCGTCTTCAGCTACTGCTACTTCTTCAAGCTCTTCGGTTTCTTCTTCAACTTTGTCAGCTTCTTCTTCAAGCTCTTCGGTAGTTTCTTCTGTAGTTTCTTCTGTAGTTTCTTTTACTTCTTTATCTTTGGCTGCTTTTTTCATTGTTTCTTTTTCATCGCCATCGCCATCTAAGTCAGCAAAATCTGGTTTTGCTTTTGCTTCTGGAAGTTCTTCTGTTGATGGTTCAGTTGGTTCAACTGACTCTTCTGTTTCTTCATCACCCATTGGTAACTCATGATGACGTCTAAAGTCTGCTACAAAATCTTCAATTTGATCGCCACTTAAATAACGAACTAAATCATCAAATACTGGTTGACAGTCACCTTCAAAATGCATATCAATTAAATCATAAATTGGTTCTGCAAATTCGCCAACTGCTTCTTGTGCCACTGGCTTCATTTCTCTTTGTGTTGCTTCTGGAGCCGGGCTTGGTGTTTCTTCAACCTTTGCTTGGCTACCAGCAAGTTTTAATATTCTCTCTAATTCACTCATTGCCTTTTTCCTTTTCTTTACGTAACTTTAATAATTCTTTAATTAATGAAGCGTTATATTCATCACCTGATAAATCCTTTGCTGGAACTTCTTCTGGTTCAAAGTGTTCTTCTTTTTCATCAACGTCTGTTTCGCCATCGCCTTTTACTTTTAGCACACCATCTTTCAATCCTAACATGTTTCCAATTTCATTTTGAATTTGGCTTGCTGTTGCAATTCTGTCTGTTGAAAAATCATACATATATACTTCATACCCTTTGTGTTTAGGGAAGTCTCTTGGCGCACTTTGTAGTATAGTTTTCTTCTCACCACTAAGTCCTTTAGAGTCGTATTTCATTAAGTGGTTCTCTATGCGATCACATTGCTCATCAGTTAATTGATGAACGGTTTTAATACAGAAATTCCAAGTTTTATCAGATTCTGTTAGATATTGTGTAAATGATTTCATAACGTCTTCTCCATAATACTATTTATCATCATTCTTCATTTTAGTCATGATTTCAGCTAACAATTCTGATCTGTCTCCAATGATACGACCAGTTGCTTCTTCTGTATCCTCATCTGTGCCTAATTTATCTTTTACATATGCATCTGTTTTCTTTTCTTCTTGCTGTATTCGTTGTTGACGCATTTGTAATTCAATCATTTTCATTTTTTTGTCCATTTTAGCCTGTTTGGCCTGTAATGCGGCCGCAAGCATTTTACTTGCACTATCAAATATTGGTGCAGCATGCCTATCTTCTACATTTCTACCTAAATCTACTAAATCATCAAATGTTGCCATAGCCTTTGATGCATATGCATCCATTTCTCTGTCAAGCTCTTCCATTCCTGTTACCATTGGAAGTGCTGCGTCGGCACGCTCGGCAATGCTTAGATCATCTTTATATTTAACTATTTCGTTTTGAGTTTCTTCAACTGTCGGTTCATCAGGTTCAACTACTGATTCTGGAAGATTTGGCATTAAATCTTCAATTTTTGGCAGATTAAATTCTTCTTCTAATTTTTTTGTCATGTTAACCTCATTATAGTAGTATTTATGCTAGTTTTCCGAACGCCCATTTACGTTCTTTACACCACCAGCATTCGCCACAATGTTTAGAAAAATCAAATGTGGCTTCTTCACAACTTCTGGTTAAAGGAAATAATGTATCAGTTAAGTTATATCTATCATATAGTTCTGCTACTATCATCTTGTCGTATTTTGCAAATGGCCTGTTAAATTTCCAAAGATCAGGTTCCATATAAAGTTCTTCAGTAGGAACTGCAACATCTGAATCTCTTTCTAAATCTCTACCGTCTGCAATATTATGTAACTCTAACTGTTCAGCTGATGGATTTGCTGTAATACCCATGTATTGAACAGAATCTTTATTATGTAGACTTTGTGTTAGACTTTCTATATCATCGCTATATGCTGTTTTATTAATATCTACTCCATTCTCGTCAGGTCCATCATTACTATTAGCAACAGGTAAACTTTCATTATGATAATGCTTATAGTCACCCAATGGATATATTTTATCTATAAACTTTACTACTTGGTTTGCAAATTCATACTGATATGGTTTAGTTGATCCTACTGTGCTTGAAATTTTAAAATTAAGTTCTGTATTATATTCATTTTTATACTTTGCTAAAAGGAACATAAGTATTGAACTATCTGCTCCTCCTGACATTTTTACAATTACATCTCTACTGCCAGGAATATATATGTTAACATCGCCTTGACTAGTAGGCTCTGTCATTGTTAAATATTCTTTGGTCATTTCTTCCTCACAATTTTGTATGCAGAATGAGATTCTATGTGTTTTTTAGTAGAGTTCCCAATTGTTGGTATCTTATACTGATCCATATATGCACTACTTAGCAATGGGTTAAACTCTAACCAAATTTCACCATTTATTTTTACAAGGTCTAAAAGTTTCTCGACTAAGTTTGAATATTGTCTGTCTGTAGAAATTGGTCCACCTGACTCGCTGTGCATTGCATTTGCATTTGCAATTATATAATCGTATTGTTCATCTTTTTTAAGTATATCAAAACTAGTGTCTAATCCTGTATATTCCCAAAATATTGGGGTTACATATGGCGAGAGCCCACAATCTATCACTTCATTTTGAGATGAATTTGTGGTAATAACTGTATTGCCTTGTTTTGTTAGATGATGACTTAAATGTCCAGATCCTGCTCCAATTTCAAGTATAAAACTATGACTTTTTATGCCTATACATTGTATTATTTCGTTAGATTCAATTTCACGCTCTTTATAGTCTACATGCCAGTCCCATACGCCTATATTGATTTGTCCTAATTTTTTGGTCATTTCTTTCTCTTCTTAGAACGAGTAGGTTTATTAAAAATTTGATGTTCGGTTATTACTCTAAAACCCATTCCTTGTTGTCTGCACCATGCTTTTGCTGATTCCCATTTAGCATGATTAACTACTGCTTGTGCTTTATCTATCTGTGTTTTGGCTTCGCCTAATGTTTGCTTTGCTGGTTTAATCTCTACCATTTCTGCATGGTTGCCGCCTTGTTTATCTTTATAAACCAAAAGCAAATCTGGAACATATGTTGATGCTTTACCTGTTAATGGATTTCTGTATGGAATTCTATGTGTTTCACTGCCCCAACCTAAAACGGCTGGGTGGTTATCACACATACGAAATACTGCTAATTCCCATCCACTTCTGTAGCGTGGTGCTTTTTTACCTAAGTATTTACCTGGGTTAGAAATCTCATATATGCCACTCATATAGTTAGGCATAAGTTACTGTCCTGAGTTTGAAGATTTTATTTCGAAGCCTTCGTATACAAAAGTTAATCTGTATTGAACTAACTGGCTGTCTGAATAATCTAGAGTATCTGCTGATATATCTGTAATAAACGGATTGTAAACAGTTATAGTGTTTATATCTGTTTTACTACCTTGTCTGATGATATTTAATGTTGTAATGTAGTTACGACTTGCTTGTAATTTAAAACCTTTAGGACCTGCAAGATGAAATACTTCATCTTGGTCATTCATTGGTCCTTCATAGTAATAGTTTGAATATTCTTTGAGGAAAGATTCAAGTGTTGCCGGGTCTCTTGTGTCATATGCAACAACAGTAATAGGAGTGTAATCATAAGTAGTTTGAACAACTTTTTTACGATTATAGGCATTCATTGTCATTGCAGACGAAGACCAGCCCGGCATTGTAATACTTGCTATCTTATCAAGCGGAACATCTCCATCTAGTGTAGTAAGACTGGCAGTAAAATTGAACTTACTTCTTGGTACACCTTTAACAATCGAGGCCTTTTGACCTTGATTGTATTTGTCATACGCATAGTTCGTTCTCATTTACTGTCCCTTCTTCACTAGAGCTAAATTAACTTAGCTCGGGTTTCTTAAGTAGTGGCTTTGCCTAGGGTATCAGTTTCTACGTTTGTGTCTGCCATGAGTGTATTAGAGGCGTTATCATAACGTATTGTTGCAGTAACCTGCACCATATCAGATGTTCCATAGTTTAGATCACCATATTGAACATTTGACAAGTAGCACCCTACTAATTCCCATGAATCTATTACCGTTGGTTTAGCTTGTCCATCTAGAGTTTCAATTAACATTGTAAATTTGTATGGATTTCCGCCGCCTGCATCGGTTCCGGTTCCTGCTGCACTTGCCGTTGCCTTTATTGCTTGGCCACCTTGTGTGCTATGATCTAATTGTTCTCTAAGTTGGTTACCAATTTTTTTAATAACGTTAGAATTCATATCGTCACGCATTACCAATGATACTGGTTCCCATGTGTGCTTACCTGCAAGGTATGTTTTTGAGTTATAAGAATCTACTATAACTTCTTCATGTGTTATTGATGGGCGTCCTATACTGATAACGTTTTGCGTTACTTCAGTGATGTTTGCAGCGTTGCCGCCTAAACCAGTAAACGATACACGAAACCTATATTGCAACTTAGGCATTAAAGTTGCATTAGCATTTTCTACTGGGACTCCAAATTGTGTTGTTACAGCCATATTGTTTTCTCCTTGTAAACTGTATAAGTTTTTCTTCTACTAGAAAAACTTAACGTTTTTCTATATATTGTATTTATCAGATTAGACAAAAAAAATAAAGGCTACTTTTAAAAAGTAGCCCTTATTCGTATCTTATTGTATGATATACAAAATATTAGCTTAATTCGCCAGTATTTACAATTCTAATTGGAATGTAAATAAACTCTGCTGACTTTGAAGGCTCAATTGCCACGTCAATCCAAAATTCGTTTGCATCAATTCTTGCTGGTGTGTTGTTTGATTCATCACATACTACTGCAAAGTCAAAAACACCTCTTGTTTCTAATATACCACTCATAAATCCATCAAATGTTGATTTAGCATTTCTGCGAGTCGCTTCATCGTTTGGTTCAAACAAGTAAGGTCTTGCAATAACTGAGAATCTTTCACGTAAGTATGCTGTTAAACGAGCAACATTAACACGATCTAATGCACTAGCTGATGGGTGTAAAGTCTTTTGACCCCACACTACAACACCTTCTGCAGGAAATCTTGCAATTGGGTTCAGTCTAGCATTATACATTGTGTCTCTGTTTCCTTGTGTAAGTGAAACTGATGTAAATTCATTTTCAGAAGTTAAATATCCAACACTTGCTGCATTTTGAACTTGACCACGTGTTAAGCCTGCTGGTGCAAACCATTGGAAGCTCACGTTATCACTGTATGCATATGTGTATAATGCCATGTGTGATGCTGGAGCAACAACGTTGTCGCCAGTTGCTGGGTTAGTTGTTAATGCATGTGGATAATAAACTGCACTATAAGTATTTTTAGTAGCTAATCCTGATTCACCGTTTGAGCTTACGCCTACTCCGTTAACCCAGTTAACTGCTTCTGTTGGAGTTACACGGAATGGAGCATCAATAATAACAAACGCTGTTTCATTGCGATTGCTGTTTAATGTTACCATTTCGTCAGTCATTTCTGGATATCCAGGTGCTGCAATTAAACTAAATGCTACTGTTTCTTGTTGTAATTCTGAACCTGATGCACTTGCTTGCATTGCCGCTACCACTACTGCTCTTTGGGCATGTCTACCAAATGAACCTGAACCATCAACTTGGTTAGAAGCATGGTTACGCCATTTCCAAGATGTTGTTAGTGATGAATTATACTTTCTAACTGTTCCGCCTGAACGACACATGTTAATACCAGTTGTTCCAACTGGGTGTAACAATGGGTCTGGAGAACCTGCTAATAGAGTTGCTTCAAAGGCAGCTGCTGTTGTATCGTTGGCAGTAATATCACCAAACACAACACCTGCTGATGTTGTTTGGTCTGCGTTATCTTTCTTAACCCATGCAGCACCGTTTGAACGGTAAATTGCTGGATAGCCTGCTTCATCAGTGTCAACCCAATAGTCACCTAAGGCGCCTACTGCTGGCTCGCCTGTTGCGTATGAAACGTTAGTTACACGTTGCCATTTTTGTGTTCCACTATCGCTTGCAACTTCATAAATTGCTAATTCGTTAATGTCACCATCATGCCAAACTGTTCCATCAACTGGCGTTCCGCCTGGTTGTGTGTTTTGTCCAACTACTACTATATCAGCCCAAGCTGAGCCTGTGTATACTTGAACAGCAAGTTTATCTGTTTGGTGGTCTAACCATATATCACCTGCGGCTAATGTTCTGTCTTTAGCGCCTGTTCCGTTTTGCATTACATCAGCTGTTCCGTTTGGTGCTGAGTCTTGTGCATATGTTACTGCTTTTGCCACAAAAGAACCTGCTGCTGTTGTGTATTGTGAAACATTTAAGTTAACACCGCTACCTGGTGTAGTAGTTTTAACCCATAAGTCGCCTGCACTTGGTGAACTTGGTTCGCTGTAGTGTGGTGCAAAGTCATCAACTGCTGCTGTTGCCCATGCGCCACTGGCTTCTTTCCAATATTTAATTTCAGTATCAGCTGCACCTACGGCTACTTCTACTAAGTATCCACCTGTTACAACTGTTGAAGTTGGATTGCCTTGACCGTCTGTAATTTCTACTGTTGGTGTAACCGCTTCCCAACCTGCTGTTGTTGAGTATTTAAACAGCCCCCAGTTAGATGTGCTTGGGTTAAGCCAGTATGTGTTGTTTGCTGCAGGACCTGTTGGTGCTGAGCTTTGTGGACGTAATGATGTTAAATCAACATCTGCTCTAACAATATAAGCTGCCGAGCTTTGTCCTAAAAATGAATATGCGGCTAATAGTCCGTATTCGTTAGTTTCATCACCTTGTGCGACAGAGGCGCCTACTTTATGGAAATCAACATTACCGAAGTTTTGTGTTAATTCACGTTGTGATGTTACTAATACAGGTTTGCCTGCTTTTGATTTAACAGTTTGTGCTGCTATATCTGTTGTGCCAGTTGGGTCAACCTTGTCTTGGCCTGTCGCAATGAATAACATTGGAACTGTGCCTGTGCCAGTTGGACCGTAAACTGATTCGTCTGTGATTGTTACCTGAACTCCAGGTGAAACAAGATTTGCCATAATTTAGCTCCTTTATTAAAAACGTAGAATCGTTGTCTACTTGTATTTATGGTAGGTGCTGTAAAAAGGGGTGGTTACAGAGTTAAGTATATACTTTATAGCAGGTATTTTAGCGTTTGTTGACGTAAATCTTCCAATGTGCCGATATTGTTAATCTGTTTATCAAATGTCCAACCTGCCCAACTCCATTCACTTGGATGAACGCTTGGGTATTGTGTTTCCATTATATGTGGTGCGTGTTCTATATTTGCCTTACAAGCTGATCCCCACCATTCTGGTTCACCGTCTCGCCAAACAACTGCGGTAGTTCCACCGAAACGTTTTATTACGTTTAGTTCATTAAAGAATCTACAATCGCTTATAACAACATTCTTTTCGGCCATTGCAATTTGACGTTCACATGCTGCAACCCATATATCTGGATGAAAATGTCTACGCATAACATCTGTGCCTACTTGCTGTAGTGCTAGTCTGGGTGTGAAGTTAGGAATACTTAAACGCTCTGCCCACCATTCATCAACAGTTTCTCTCCAAACTCTGCTTTCTGGTGTATTGCCTTCTAGTAGTATTCTATCCCATTGAAATATATTAGCACATGCATCTTTTAATACACCTGCAAAACTAATACGCTGAAACCCTTCTTCGATTAAGAATCCGGCCGCTGTATCTTTGCCGTGTCCAATAAGTCCACATATACCAATTACTTTTTTCAATGAAATCTCCTATAACTTTTATATATTATAGTAGAATATTAATGATTTGTCAAGTATTATCCGATAACAAAACCTAAGCCGCTTTGTCCATCATTATATAATGTTAGCTCAGTTTCTAATTTGTCCATCTCTGCCATTGCATCAGTTCTAAGTTGATCTGCGTTCATTGTAGTTCCGCCTTGTGGTCCTGCAATCTGTGTAAATTTACCACGTGCTTCTGCTATCATAAGTTTTGCATGACACAACGAGTAATCTTTAAGCCAAGGACCAGCATATTGATCTGATATTAGTCCTTCATCTGTTCTATAGTTGTAACACCAAAGAACAGCATTATCGTTTGCTTTAAGTTTACGATGTATAATAAGTTTTTTATCTTGTGGGCGCCAAGTAAACATAAGCTCTGCTCCAAATAAGCGACCCATTGTTTCTCTGCTTTGTTGTAAGAAGTCAAATGTAGATAAACTACCTTTACGTGATGATCCTAGTAAGTATGTTTGCATGTATGCTGATTGAAATGGCTCAAAGTCATTACCTGAACCTGCACTTACACCTGTTGTTCGTCTATAAATGTCACGCACTTCAATAACTTCATTTGGTAATGTGTATTCGCTTTGGTCTTCTAAAAGTTCTAATACAATAAAACTTTCTTCAACTGCATTTTCACTTCGTTGTCTGTATTTCTCTAGGCTTTTTTTAATGGCTAGTTCGTAATGTTCTGGATCAAGTTCAACATCGACCATTCCTCCGCCTAAACGAAGTTCAATTTCTTTTTGTAATTCTGCTTTTTTGCTCATGAATACATTCTCCTGGAAGTTCTTTTCCTTACTATGTATTTATCTTATTCACTAAATAGATTTGTTGCAATTTTTACCATTTCTTCTGCATATTTTTTATCTACAGCATTGGTTGTTTTTAGTTTAGCAATATCTGGTATTTCCCTTGCTGATAAATCTTCTAGAAATTCATAATTATCTTCATAAGGGTTTAAATATGTTATATCTAATTGATCCATGCTTACATGTGTTAATTCATCTACTACATTTCCTAAAAATGGATCTCTAATATCAAAGAACTTATACTTTTCAGTTTCAAATATAAAGAATTTTCTAAAAACAAAATCATCTTTTACAAAAGCACTTAGGTGTGGGAACCTTCTAGTAATTTTTGAACTTTTATCTCCAAACAATGTGCCAGAAAATACATATATAATTTTCCATACGCCTATTTTTGTAAGTTCTTGCACTGCTACGTCAAAATCAAGTCTATCTTCAAACATTATAATATTATTAAAACCGGCATGTTGAGCAGACTCAAGTGATACTAGCCCTAGCTTCTGATCTAAATCCATATCAAGCGAATGAGTTTCTGTATTTTTACAATCTATAATTACACCAAACTTATCATCTTCACTTATGTTAAAAACTTCATAAGGATTAATATAAGTGAACATTAAAACACTGCCAATATTACTGTTTCGTTATTGAAGCGACCGTTAAGTTTTGTTTCTGTTGTTTTTAGTGTTTGAAACAACTTCTCTGTCTTAGACTTTGTAGTTTTTTTAATCATTGGTAAAAACTCATCTGTTTTACGAACTGTGCGTTGCACACTTTTTTCTTCGTTATAACCTTGAAGTGTTGTTCCTTTAACACTTAGTCCTGATCCATCTCTACCTAGTTTCAATGGATCAACATTACTTGCATAATATAATCCAATTTTGCGATTTTTACAATTAAACACTAATGCAATATTGGCTCCAATAATCTTTTCAGGTGGAACACTTGCAATACCATAATTACTATCACTTAGTTTGTAATTAAGTTTTTTAACAAGTTGATCTGCTGACTTGAATTTAGCCTTACGTGGCTTGCGTTGTGCTTTACTTTCTACAGAAATAATATCACATGCATCTACAATACGCTGATACATTTCTAATAGAGTTTTTGCTTGCTTGGCTGATAAATGATCGTATCCTTCTTTAAGTTGAGTATACATATCTTTCTCATGTTCGCTCATCTTCTTTAGTTTAGCACTAGTAGGAAAGTTAACCAAATCATAAATTTCATCACGCTCGCCTTGATACCATGTTTTAATTAATCTTGCATGTCCGGCTTTACAATTTTCTCTCCGTAATATTTTTACTGGCTCAAACTCCTTTAGTAATTGTGCATCATATTCAGATAGATACGTATCTACAAAATTTTCAATATCATTTGCCATTACAATACATGCTTCACGCATACGTTCTTGTATGGTAGGTTGATATGTGTTTGCTTTTTCTTTTACAATTTCTTTCTTTGCAGCAAGGATTGGCTTACCTGCCTCTATTGCAGTATTAATTTGCTTTCGTAAAAACTCTGTTGCTGGTTTAAGATTGCCCATTGTTCCAGCCAATGATTCCCAATACTTATCTTCTTTTTCATTATAATCTGGCATACCTGCTGATAGTAACTTGGCTGTAATTCCTGCTGTTACACTTAGCGAATGTCCTGGTGCGGCCTTAACTGCTTTTATATCTTCTTTAGAGAACTCTTCTCCTTGTTGTTTCATCCATTCTTCAACTGCCGGATAAAGATCTACTGGCTTGTAGTTGTGATAATACCATTCACGGGCATGTTGAGCTTTGCGATGAAATTGTTCACCTGTAAGTTCTTCCCAACCTTCCCAAGTTGGAGCTTCAAGTTTTGCACCTCGCTTAATGTGTGGTGCTCTACGTGGCGCCTTTTTCTTTCGGGGCTTTAAGTTTGTCTTTGCCATGTAGCTTCTCCTATAATGATGAAATTCTTAAAAGTATAATATTACAGTTTATTGGTTTTGTCAACCATTGCGGTTAACTACCGGTAACAAGTGCAAGCGATCCATCGTCTTGCATTTCAAAATCTTCAATGTAAATGTGCCAATCACCAACAGCTGCTTTAGCCTGTTGAAAACAACTTTCAGCGGCACGCCAAAGTTCGCCAACGGTACCATTTACAGCCATTGAGCTGAACTCAATCCAAGTAACTTCACTGTCTAGTGTATCTCCCATTGATTCAATACACTTGTATGTAACTTTGCGTGGCTTGTTAGTAAAGATCTCAAAGTCCAACGGCATTGCAGTATCGCTCATTGACCAAACAGTTTGGTAACCTTGCTGTTCTTTAAGATCATTCCAATGTTCAATCTCAAGTGTCATATCATCCACGTCTTCAAATTTCACTCCTTCAAAGTGTAATATCATATCATCTACTGTATCGTCAAATTTTCCTAGTGCTTTAGACATTTTTCTTCCTTTTTACTTAATTTACTTATACAGTATAAGATATCTTGGTGCATTTGTCAAGAAAAAACCCAAGAAAAGAATCTTGGGTTTTCAATTAGTTACAATTTTTCTTTATTTTTCTTTGATTTGTCTTTCAAATTCTCTTAAACGTTTGAACACACTCATTAACTCAATAAGTGTTGGCCACGCTCTAAAGAGATATTGCATACTACCTTCAACACGTCCAAATGCACGAATAATCTGTTGCATTACACCTAGTGTTACAACGCCGGCTACAATAGCTGGTGCTAAGAACACATAAGCTGATAACACGTTTGCTTGTAAGTATGTAATACGTCCTACATTAAAATACAAATAACGCAAATAAGACTTAAAGTGAATACTACGAACATCTTGGAAAAGTTCGTTAATAGTTTTTGGTCTCACATTGCCATCATCTTCTGCGATAACAAGTATTTTTCTGTATGCCGCTTCTTTCTTCTGCAAATCATATTCAACACCAACTAAGCGTAATATCCAACCTAGTGCTATTAAGAATAATGTTCCGCCTACTGACCAAACAATAGCACCTGTAACAAGTCCATATTGCCAATCACCAAAGAAGAAGATAGGAATACCTACTGATAGTCCTAATAGAATAGGAACGAACTGAACTAGAACCATAATTGATTCAATAAAACTTGTTCCTAATCCTTCCATAATACGACTAAACTTAATAGTATCTTCTTGCACACGCTGAGCGGCGCCTTCGATAGTTCTAGCTTTGTCATATACACTATGATACCATTCAACCATTGCTGTGCGCCATCTAAATAGATAGTGTGCTGTAAAGAAACTTACTACTACTGCGATACCTACATAGATAGCCGCCAAGTATAAGAAACTTGCTAAACTACCCCAATATTCACCTATGGTGATTGCATTGGGTGTTGCTAATGCCTTTTGAATCATATCATAAAATTGGCCGAACCATTCGTTAATCTTAACATCAATTTCGACTTGTACCCAAAGCGATGATAGGATTATTGCTGATCCTAGCCAGGACCATAAAGCCCATTTTTTTACTGTAAAAAATCTAAACATAATTTTTCCTCTTTATAATGCTAGTTAAGATTAACTACGCATATAACTATTTACCATCTTGGAAGTTCGCAAGTCATAAATACTGTATATAATAGGAAAACCATATGCCAAGATTAAGTTTATATAAACCATACAAAAGCAACGATTATAACTTCATGGATAGAAGTATTCTCGAACAATTTTCAATTGGTGGTGTCGCAATACATGTTCATAAGTATCTTGGACCGCAAGATGACCCGTCTAGTAACGATCCAAGTGAGCCTAACTATAGTAGTGGCACACAAAAAGATATGTTATCTGGTGAAGAATTAAATCCAGAAGGTTTAGTTGATGAAACTAAAATCCAAGACTTACTGTTTATGGAAAACAGAGATCGTAAATACGATCCTGATATATTTGAACTACGTGGTGTATATAATGTAAGTGATAACGATTTTGATCTAACACAATTTGGTTTATTTTTAACAAATGATACACTGTTTATTACTTTTCATATAAACGATATGGTTCAAAAACTTGGCAGAAGATTAATGCCAGGCGATGTTTTAGAATTACCACACTTACGTGACGAATTACTATTAAGCACAGACAGAGATGCTGTTAACAAGTTTTATGTAGTGCAAGATGCAAGTAGAGGAAGTGAAGGATTTTCACAAACCTGGTATCCACACATTTGGCGTGTTAAGGTAGCACCATTAACAGATACACAAGAATACGCAGATATACTTGGAACTGCTGGTGATCCAGATAGTCTTAAAAATAGCCTTAGTGCATACAAAACCGAACTTAATATTAGCAATGCAATTGTAGAGGCTGCAGAAGAAGCCAATCCAAATAACTTACCACTGGCAGAACATTTATTCGGAGTAGATGATCAAAAAGAAAGTGCATACGAACATGGTGAAGTTTTACAAACTGGTGATCAATTCCCACAACAACCAAACGATGGAGAATATTTCATAAGAAATGATTTCAATCCAAATAGATTGTTTGTGTTTAGAGGCAGCAGATGGCATAGGTTATATGATAACATTACAGACAAAACATGGTCTGATAAAACTTACAATGCAGGAGACTTTATTAACAATAATGCAACAACAGTTGTTGATAATACAGAGGTCCCAGAACGTCAAGCATTATCTAAGGTGATGACACCAAAGAAAAAAGGACTAGATTCAGACTTTTAGGAATAAGCAATGGCAGAGCAACAATACTTTTACGACAAACAGATTAGAAGATACATTCAGCAGTTTATAAGACTGTTTAGTGGATTTAGTGTGCAAATGGGCAAGGATGATACTGGCTTAGCACAAATGCAATTAGTTCCTGTTCGTTATGGCGATATTAATCGTATGGCAGCACATATAACAAGAGAAAATTCAGAAAACATTGTTAATACTGTTCCTTTTATTAGTTGCTACGTAACTAACTTAGCTATGGCGCCAGAATTAAGAACATTTCCAGCTCATATTGATAAAGTTCAAGTAGCTGAAAAGAAATACAACAATGTAACTGGCGAATATGGTAATGAGCCTGGCAACAGATATACAATCGAAAGACATAATCCTGTTACATATATGTTGTCAATGAATTGTGATATATGGACATCAAATACTGAACAAAAATTACAACTAATGGAACAAATATTAGTGTTGTTTAATCCAACGTTAGATGTTAAAACATCTGCTAATCCATTTGACTGGAGTGCTTTAACTTATGTAGAAATGAAAAATACTACATGGAGTAGTAGAAGCGTAGGTAGTAGTATTGACGATATTATTGATGTTGCATCTATACAGTTTGACATGCCAGTATTAATTAACCCACCTGCAAAAGTTAAACAACAAAAACTTATTCATACTATTATTAATCAACTATATAATCTGGATGATGCAGATTTAGATAATTTTAGACAAAATACTCCATTTGATAGAACTTCAGTTGAATATACTGTTGTTACATTCGAAGATAGAAAAATTAAATACGAAGATGGTGAAATAACACTACTTGCACTAGATGGCTCTAACTTAGATTCAAACGATGCTATCATTACATGGGAAAAAGATTTAAAACCTTTTGGAACATTACGTCCTGGTATTAGTCAAATTAGATTAAGAAAAAATTCAGAACCAGGCAACGACGAAGATGATATAATTGGAAAACTATACGAACATCCAAATAACCCTGGAAAATTAAATGTTACAATTGACGAAACTACTTTGCCAACTAATACATTGAGTCCTATTAATGGAATAATAAACGGTATGATAAACTATCCAGGCGATGGAACTGTTCCTGCTCCAAATACTGTAGGAATTAGATACTTATTAATGGATTCTATTCCTGTTAGTTCAAATTGGAATGGATTATCAACCGCTAACAAATATGATATTGTTGAGTTTGATGGAAGTGGATGGTCTATAGTATTTAATGCTAGTTCTAATATTTCGTCTACTCATTACTGTAATAATATATCAACTGGTGACCAGTTAGAATGGAAAAATGGTAATTGGGTTAATAGTTACGAAGCTGTATACAATGCAGGATTCTGGAGAATCTACTTATAATGATAGAAGCAAGTGGCTGTATTTTTCTTAGCTCACATACTGGAAGAATTTTATTACAACTTAGAAGCACTAATGTTACTCATTCTAAAACATGGGGATTTTTTGGTGGGAAAAGTGAAGAACAAGAACGTCCAGCAGAAACACTAAGACGTGAGATAAAAGAAGAAGTAGGTATAATGCCTGAAATAGTAAAAATTATTCCTATAAGCAAATTTACAAGTGGGAATGGTAAATTTGTATACAACAGTTTTGTTGTAATAGTTGAAGAAGAATTTATTCCTATTCTCAACGGAGAAAGCAATGGATATGCTTGGGTTGATATAGGTCAATGGCCTAAGCCATTACACCCAGGTGCAAAAATACAATGTAAGTCAAAAGATTTCTTAAAGAAAATAAAAACTATCTACGCAAATGTTAGTTAGCACTAATACGTTTTTTCATACTTTCAACAAACTGTTCACGTAACCATTCAAAATCATTAATTTTGTTTAGTGCATCTACATCATCTTTGTGTTGAATACCATATGCTTTGCCTTCATTTGCGCCTTTAATACAGTAACGTCCAAAACGTCCGCCATTATCATCTTCACACCATGTTTTTAAACGATCTTCAGTTTCTTTAACAGGAGAATTAGGGTTAATTTGTGATGATAATTTTACACATTCACGGAATGCACTACGCCATGTTCTAAATGGATCTCTATTAAAACGTGTTATGTTTGAAACATCTCTAACTGGTTGATAAAATGCTGATCCTGTGCTGAAGTCTGGTAACACGTGTCCCATTTCAATAACTTGTTGTCTTGGAAATAATTTTATACCGCCAAATCCATATTCCAAATCATTAATTGGGTTACGAGCAAACCATACATATGTTGTATTAGCTCTTTTTGCCATTGGTGGAATATAATCAAAACAAAAATCATTCATAATATCTGCATCTGCATCAACAATATATACCATTTCTGATTTTGCTAGTTCTCCTGCTTTTTTATGAGCATTACCGATGCCTTCTACATTTTTAACATGTATTGCATCTGGAAAACGAACTTTTAGTTTTTGATAATTGTGGTCTGCTTCTGCTTCATGGAAACTGATCATAACAATATCAAAGTCTGCTTCGTGATAAGAGCCTATTACTTTATTTTTTACTGCTCCGTGTATTACGCCACCTGTTGGAACTAGTTGAATGTCTCCCCAATTTACAGGACGTCCAGTTCTTTTAATTACCTTTGGAAATTTGTGTATAACATTATGTCCTACATCACTTGGTTTATAGTGCCAAGGAAAATTAGGGTTTACTGTTGCTCCTTTAAGAACAACCCAAACCATATCTGATTTACCTGCATATTGTGATGCAAGTTCAGATAAAGAATCTGTATCAGTTGTTTTTTGATCTACGTAAATTATTGGATATGGAGTAAAAATAAATTTCTTTAATCTATCCCAAGGTGTAATTACACTTTGTCCATTAAAACTAAGTAAATTATTATTTATTGAAGTTTTGCTAATCATAACAATCGCCTTTTATTGTGTATTCTTTTGTGCCTATATGTGCAACTCTATCACTTAACTGATTGTCAACATGTGAAATATATCCATGTGTTGACGCTTTTTTGCAAAAATATATATCTTCGCCCATTAAGTTAGTATAGTCATCATTCCATTCAACGCTATAGTGAGGTTTAGGAATATTTTCATATACACATCTATTTACCAATAACAACCCACTGCCTAATGCAAATACTTCTTCGACACCGTTGCCGCTAAAGACTCTTTTATCAAGATTGGTTTCATTTTTAAATGCTACCGGTCTATGCGGTTTTACCCTAGTGCTATAATTTGCTCCTACAATGTCTTTTTTATGTGATAGCAAAGAAAATAATGCATCTACTGGAAATTTCATATCACTGTCAACCCAAAATATATGTGTTGCTTGTGTTTCTAAAACTTCGTCAACTAGTTGTTGGCGTTGCATTGCTACTTCACTACCCATTACCATATGTAAGGAAACTTTTTGTCCTGCCTCACCACATTTTTTCATAAGCATAGCCAAGCTATAACTAAATGTAGATGTTACATGGTCCCTTACTGGAACACATATTGCAACATTTGAGATATAATTAGGTTTCTGTATAAACTTGGGTATACTTACCATTTAAATTAATCAGTAAGTTCTGAGCCAAGCTCTGCTTCAATTTCTTGCACTGAGTCATTTAATGATTTAGCAAGAGTTGTGGCTGATTTAACACATGATGCAAATGCATCATCTGATAGTGATGCCATATAATTCATATGCTCTGGTTGAACTTTACCAATTGTAAGAATATCAATTGCTGCCAAACGTGCAAGACGTGATATCCAATATTCTTCTTCTGTTGCTTCAATGCCGCTAATTAAAGCGTCAAATTCACCGTTTTTAGCAACAAAGTCAGTAGCCACTGCTTCTAGTATTGCTAAGTCTGGATGTGACTGTGAACGTGCTTGCATTAGCTCATTTTGTAAATTTAATGCTTGACGTTCTATTGTTGGATGTGCTCCCAACAAAAATGTTTCTATTTCAAATCGTGTTCTTGAACTCATAGTTTTCTCCTGTATTGAGTATACTTGTATGTATTCGTTTAATTATACAACATAAAGCATACACTGTCAAGAGCGACTTGACAGTGTATAATCATAATTTATGATGCGCCTGTTGAGTTAGGGTTTTGCCATCCGCCAAAAGTGGCCGATAACTTAATGTTCGTTGTCACGTTAGGTGAGATGAACGTTCCTAATTGGTATAGTGAAACTGTTCCACTTAATCCAAAGTAGTCACGCACTGTGCTCATGCTAATTTGTGATCCGGTTGCTGGTAATGCCATTCTTGTTACTCCTCGAGTTTATTAACGTTAACAAACACTCGTTTGTTAGTATTATTTATCGTATTTGATATATTAGATGTGTTAATGGTTAATTATCTTTTGCCTTTTAAAAATTCTACTTCCTGTATGAGATTTTCAATTTGGCTTTGTTGTTCTTTTATTGCTTCAATAAGAACACCTACAATGTTTCCATATGCTACAGATTTATAGCCTGTATTACTATCATTGTGAACTACTTCAGGTAATACTTGTTCAACTTCTTGTGCTATAACACCAATTGACTGTCTTAGGTCGCCTGATAGTGAATCTGTTTTATCAAACATAACTCCACGCATTGCATTTACTTTGTCTAATGCATCTTCTATTGTTGTTATGTTGCTTTTTAGTCTTTCATCTGAGAATGCTGTAACATCACCTGATGCAGTAATTTCTCCTGTAACTGATAATGCTGAACTGCTAAGAACCATTTTTTCAGTATTATCAATATAAAATTGTATTTGTGTGTCTGCGTCAACATTTCCTACATCTGCATTAAATCTTAGGTTGTCACCAAATGAAACCATATCATGATATAATCCTGTTATAGTTGTATCATTTAATCTAACTCCTGGGTTTGTTGATTGAACAGTAAGTTCTTGTCCAGGTGTTAATGTTCCAACTGATAATTCTCCAGTTACTCCAAAATCACCTGTATAACTTCCACTCATTTTAAACTCTGTTCCGGTTAATGTCAACCCATTTCCGGCTGTATATGTTGTGTTTGTATCAGTATTTGTGTCTGTGCTACTAATAGTAAAGTTAGGATATGTTCCACTAATACTTGTAGCACCTGATCCTGTTAAACTTACAGTTTGGTCTGGTGCAGTATTTTGAAATTCTGTTCCAACTAAGTTTAATCCTGTGCCTGCTGTATATGTTGTATTTGTAAATGATGTAATATATCCTGCACCATTAGTTAACTGATTGTTATTAGTTGGTATTGTTGGCTTATTAGATAAATCTGTATAGCTTCCACTAAACAATTGACTAGTTGTTGCATAACTACTATCGTTTGTAAATGAACTTACATTAGTTGGTATACGTGCATCAACTCTAGCATTAGTATAATATAAGTTTGTTCCTTCTGTTAAATCAGAAGTAGTCTTAGCGTTAAATATTGTATTAACTCTAGCATCTGTATAATATAAATTTCCGGCTTCTGCAATGTCATCTGTATCTAATGCACCTGTTCCACCTGATACTGATGAATCAACATATGCCTTGGTTGCGGCATGATTGGCACTACTTGGTGCGCCACTTAATGTAAGTGCGCCTGTCATAGTGTCGCCTGCTTTAGCAACCTTTGTTCCTATTGCTGTAGTTAATGTTGTGCTAAGATTTGGATCATCACCTAATGCTGCGGCTAGTTCGTTTAATGTATCTAATGTTGCTGGTGCTGAATCTACAACACCTGCTACCGCTGTATCAGTGTATGCTTTTGCATCTACTTCGGCTTGGTCTGCATATGATTCATATGCAGTTGTGATTGCTGTTTCTCTTGTATCAGTGTATGCTTTTGCATCTACTTCGGCTTGGTCTGCATATGATTCATATGCAGTTGTGATTGCTGTTTCTCTTGTATCAGTGTATGCTTTTGCATCTACTTCGGCTTGGTCTGCATATGATTCATATGCAGTTGTGATTGCTGTTTCTCTTGTATCAGTGTATGCTTTTGCATCTACTTCGGCTTGGTCTGCATATGAT